AAAATAGACCAATTATATTCTGCCCTGCAGGAAGCATGTCTTTTAAAAATATCGATCAAACGTTACCTGTTATGGCAAAGATGATTGAATCGATATGTGACCATCACAAAGATGATAAAGGCATTATACATACTCATAGCGTTAAAATAGCTAAAGCAATTGTCAACAGCGTTCCTAGTAAATACAGAAAAAGGTTCATTGTTGCTTATGGAGATAATAGAGATGAAATGCTCAAAAAACATATTAATTCTAATAAGCCAACAATACTTGTGTCGCCTTCAATGTCTGAAGGTGTCGACCTAAAAGGAGACCTTTCAAGATTTCAGGTCATATGTAAAATTCCTTTCCCGTACTTAGGTGACAAAGTCGTAAAAAAGAAAATGAACAAGTGGGATTGGTGGTATAACACCCAAACAGTAAGAACCATCATACAAAGTGTAGGTCGCAGTATAAGATCTGAAGATGACGTTGCTGTGACTTATATACTTGACAATGACTGGAATAGGTTAAAGTCGCGAATTAGAAATCTACTCCCGGATGACTTCTATGATAGTTATAAAGAAGTCAACAGTTGATTGAGAAAGAAGATATTATGAGTTTTGAAAAAAACGTTACTGGGTCTGGTATTGTATGTTATTATGACAATAGAAATAGTTCTGTTAATGAATTAGAAAGTGACATATTATTTTTATGTTTAATTGACTATGAAAATCTTTATGATATTCCTAAAGGAACAATAGACGAAGGTGAGACATTTTTAAACTGCGCAATCAGAGAGACTTACGAAGAATCTGGTCTTGAGTACACAGACTTTACTAAAATAAGCGATCATTATGCTCATTTTGGACAATCAATGGTGACTTTTCTTGGTAATTTAAAAGTAGAAGTCCTCTTAAATAAGTCTATTTTTATAAAGCCTAATCCTAAGACGAAAATTATAGAGCATAAAGGTTTTAGATTTTTAAGTTTAAAAAACATTCTCAATAAAACACCTGACTACTTAAAAGAAGTGTTTACGTATTACGATAATTTTATACGAGAGGAAAATGTATAATATAATTTATATATGATTAATAAAGACTTAATAAAAATACATAACGAACTCTCTAGTTTAATATCAATGTGTAAGCGTAAAAAACTAAGACACTACTATAATAAAAATATCTATCAAAGCAGATTTTTATTTTTTAACAACATACTCGTATCAGAAGAAATTAATAACAGTCCTTACAGGAATATTATTCTTAATTTTCTAAAGACGTCTGAAAGATGTATGCCAGGTGGTTCTTTAATAGCAGCAGACATGTTTTGTAAAAAAATTATTTCAAATAGAAAATATGTTCCAGAATTTAACAAAGAAGTTGTTAACAAAGAATCTTTGACTAACATTATTGATGATTTTATTTTTGATGACAAAAATAAAGATATTATTTTAAACTGTCTTTCTTTTGCCGGACCAAATGGTTCTATATACTGTAAACCAAGCAAGAATGATATCGTCGCTGTAACTAAGACTTGCAGCCCTAGGATTTACACAAGTCTCGATGAAAGCTTTACAGACGTGTATTTTCGTAACATCGATGAAACATCAAAAGCTTTTATTTCTATAGCTATGGATGCTTATCTTGAAAGAGAGTCTGAAATCATGACTCTTTTAGAGCATGCTAAAAAAGAAAATTTACCAATTGTTGTTTTTTGTAGAGGAATGTCAGAAAACTTTAAAAGGAATTTAAAAGAAATAATTCTTAAAAACAGCATATATGTTTATCCTTATATCGTCAAATTTGATAATGATGATCCTTTTCTTCTTGATGACATATGCTCAGCGCTTAACGTAGAAAAAGTTTCCGCAGAAGCTGGAGATGTTTTCTATAAAGACTTGTTAAAAAAGTCGAATATTGTCAAATTAAAACTAAGCAAAGACTTTATTGAGTTTTATGATAAACCAGTAAGTGCAGTTAATAAAATAACAGAAAAAATATCTAAAAGCTACGACCCCAGCTTGCAGCAATATTTAATAAAGAGAAAAAACAGGCTTTCTCCAAACATTACAAAAATTTCTATTCCAGAAAAAGAAATAAAATTAATACAAGACATGAAGTCTGCTGTTAGACTTTATAATCAAATAGCAACAGGAGGAGTAATCAAGCATGATAATGTTCATTATCCAAAAAAATCTTTTGATTACATTAATCAAATGACTGATTCTATAGTTAACAGTATAAACCAAATAGGTTGTGTTGTCAAAATAAAAAGTGAAGAAAAAAATGTCTGATCATGTTAAACATCTAATAGAATGCCAATGTGTCTTATCTATTTTTAAAAACAAGTCCAAACCTATTTATCATAAAATACCTGTTTTCTCTCAAGTAGATGAAAACGGTGATATTAAAGAAAAGTATGTGGCGTGTAATAACTGTGGTATTATTCATAGAGTCTATGAGGTATTTAAAAGTGAGGTTAAATGGGGACAAGAAGACGTAAAAAGTTTAATTACGTCAAAAGACGATATAAAATTTAACTTAGAAGCTCAAGGCTTTGAAAAAATTGTATCGCTTCTAGAAAAGTCCAGTCTAGACGTATCAGACTGGGAAATGATAGAGCACATATTAGAAAACAACATTTCAGGCAGTGTTGTTTTAGAAAGAAAAGAGTCTGATAATAACGTTATTTTAAAAGCTTTGAATATAGACGAAGACAATAGTTTTAAACTTAAAAAAGAAATACTCCAGAGGTACTTATAATGAATTTAAATCCAAATGAATTAACAGACTTTAAGTCAATTCAAAAATGTAGAGATATCCATCAAGAAATTATTAGTTTTGGTGTTAACGAGCAAGAGATTGTTAAAATTATTGAGTTTCTAGCTTTAGAGCTAGAAAATGCTGATATGATGAGAGAAATAACGTCTATTGTGAAACCAGGCCAAAATTCTGATTTACAAAAAAAAGAATCTTTGATACTATAACACTACTAAAATATTGAAAGGAACAAAAAATGTCAGATCATGTTGACGACCAAATTGACTCATTAGATAACGATACCACGATTGATCCAGCTTCTGTCACAGAGCATTATTCTAGGCTTAAGGTTTTGCTAGAGTCTATGGAGACAGATATGCTAAAAAACTCCGGTGGAAACAAGGCTGCAGGAACAAGACTTAGGAAAAGCTTGCGACTTTTAAAGAACTATTCCGGAGACTTTGTTAAGTTTACCTTATCATCAGACAAGTAAGACTTTTTTCTTAGCTTATCTAAAGAAGCTTTTTCAATCTGACAAACTCTCATTCTTGTAATGCCAAAAAAATTTCCTACTTCTTGTAGGGTAATATCTTCTGTTTGATTAACTTTATTGATCATACAGTCATTTGAATCAGACAAGTCGTGCCAGAATCTACATTTTTTATTCTGGCACGACTTGTTTTTTTGTTTGTGTGCTGTAAAGCATGTTGTATCTTTAATACTCATAATAATATAAACCTTTCTTATTACTAAAATATTTACTATTATAGTTTATAACTTTTGGAAAGGTTTTATAAATGTCTGATCGAAAAATATTTGTTATTGATACTAGCGTGCTGCTTTATGACAGGAACTGTATCTTTAATTTAAAAGATAACGATATATACATTCCTATGACAGTCTTAGAAGAACTAGATAGGTTTAAAAGCAGAGAAGGAATTTTAGGAGAAAACTCAAGATACTTCAATAGATTTCTTGATGAAATAAGAAGCGAAGGAAGCCTAAATGAAGGCATATACCCATCAGAGATTAAAGACAGCAAAACTCTTATTAAAGTCATAACAGACCAATGTTGGGAAGGTATTGATACTCTAGACAAAACTAATAATGACAACATGATCTTGTCTAATGCAAACTATGTAAAACGAAATCAAAACGGTTTGTCTAATCAAAAGGTAATAATAGTTACTAAAGATATAAACCTAAGAGTTAAAGCTGATGCAGCTGGTCTCGATGCTAATGACTACTATGCTGATTATTCTTTTATTAAGAACAAGAAAGACAATGATGGCATTTTCAAAGGATACAAAGAAATTCACGTAGATGCCGGCGTAATTAATTCTCTATATAGTCATAAGTCTTTGGCAATGAGTACACTTGTTAAGACAGTAGGTATTGATCCTTTAACAATATCGCAAAATGAATTTGTAGTGTTAAAATCAATTGACAACAATTCAGGATCAGCGCTTTGCGCCAAACGTGGTAACGCTTTAGAGTTAATTAAGTCTAAGTCTGAACTTTATAGCAAGTTAGGAATTGAAGCGAAAAACAAAGAGCAGATATTTGCATTAAATCTTTTAGAAGATGACAATATTCCACTGGTTACGTTGACTGGTGTGCCTGGAAGTGGCAAAACCTATTTGACACTCATGTCTGCACTTAAAAAAATAGAAAGAGAACAAAAGAACAGAATTATTTTTACTAGACCAATCCAGACTGTTGGTAAAGATATAGGTTTTCTCCCAGGAACATTAAACGAAAAAATGTCACCTTGGTTAGCACCTATTGTTGATAATTTTAGAAATCAATTTGGTGACTTATCTTACTTCGACATCATGATGGAAAAAGGAACTATTGATATTGCACCTCTCTCGTATATAAGAGGTCGAAGCTTTAATGATGCAGTCATCATTGTAGACGAAGCACAAAATGCAACAGTTCATGAACTTAAAACTGTAATTACGAGGACAGGCAAAAACTCTAAAATAGTTTTGCTTGGAGATATAGAGCAAGTTGATTTGCCATATATAGATAAAGACTCAAATGGTTTAACAATTATCATAGAGAAACTTAAGAATGAAATTGTCACTGGTCACGTTAACTTTGAAAAAGGATACAGATCAGAATTGGCAAACGTTGCAGCAAAACTTCTTTAACTAATAGGATGATACATGTTTATTAAAAGCAAATATGATTTAAACAGATACAAAAAGGTGTATCCTTTGATTAGAACTAGGCCTATCTATGATGAGATAAACATGCTTGGTCAGGGTGCGTCAGAAGTTACTATACTAGACTTTAATAACTCTCATGAAGAAACGTACACTTTTACTGAAACGTACACTCAAATTCCTGTTATTGCTGCTACGCCTGCAGATGACAATGTTAATGTTTTCATCACGTCATTGACAAGTACAACAGTAACAATAGAGTCTTCATCAAACTTTACAGGCAAAGTCCACGTTCAAGTGTTTATAAACGAGGAAAACTGATATGAGCTTTGCTAGAGGAATAATAAGCTTTTCTGCTGGAGAAAGAGAAAAAACTGTTACTTTCGAAGAAGCGTTTGCAAGCTTACCTGTAATTAAACTAACACCTAATAACAATACAAGCTTATATTTAGCAGACGTTCAAAATAGTTTTTTTGTTGTACAGAAAAACAATGATTTAGAATTAACTGTTAACTATATTGCAATAGAAAGCGAATCGTAATGGCAAAAGACTTTTTAAGTGATCAGATTAGAACCAAAGCCTTAATTGGCTCAGGATCCGCACCGAATCCTAAAATAACAGTTTATGCAGACACAGATGCACCTGACAATGAAGGATCAGTCCCGTCAGGACTTTTATCTAACGTTGGATCTGATGTTTTCCTATTTGTCAGTGGAGCAATAGATGGCAAAGAAAATAACTCAGATAAGTCTGTAACTTTGTTTGGCGGCGATGTAGTAGTAAGTGGAACTTTATATACTGAAAATCATGTCGTTGAAGTAGATGCTGTTTCAACAGGCTCTCTATCAGTTTCTGGTTCTATTATACATTCTGGAGGAATAAATATAGGGACAGCAGAAGACGGTAGTTATTTAGACGGACTCTTTACAGACTTTACAGACAATACTTCTGTTGGGACTGTAGTCGACAGATTTAATGAAGTTTTAAAAGGCTTAGCACCAAGACAAGCTCCGGAACTCCAAGACTTCACAGTCGAAGATCCGTCACCACCTGCACTAAGCTCTTATTTATCTTTTGGGCTAAATAATGATCAATCACCTGGATATACTTCTGTTATTGCGCTCGAAGGATACCCAGTCGTTGATGTCAATGGTTTGTATCAGGCAGAAAATTCACAAACAACTAATGATAAACTTCATTACAAGCTCGGTGTTTTTCGAAAAACAACAAATATTGAAGGAGTACTGAACGACCTACAGAGCAGTGATGTTTATACAAATAATATTGTAAACTATCCTGAGAACTCCTTTTCTTCAGCAAATGAAGGAGAGCTCAAGCTTTTTCTAAATGGTAATGAAATCCATTCTATTGATTTAACGACTTCTGTAGGACTAGGTGCCCCAGGATCGGGAACAGGAAACCATTTAAACTCTAACGGTAGCGGTTTCAAAAACTTAAGTGAATCATCTCCAGGAAAGTTTGCATCTGAACAAGAATTTTCTACTTTTACTCATAGAACTGGCAACTGGATTATTCATCATGCAGATCAAGTCAATGGTTTTAACTATGTACAAGTTAAACATGTAATACCTGGTCAGGTCGATAAAATAACTGGGTTTGCGCAGTGGGTAAATGACGACAATAACGAAAATTTATCTGTTTTATCTTCTGGATTAACTTTAAATCTAGCAGGTAGTAAACATCTAAGCGGAGTAGAATATTTTACTGGCGGTACTGCAGATTACTCTGCAAGTATATCTAATTTCTATAAATATACTTACAGCACAATTGCGTCTAGCATTGATGCTTCTTCCATGCCTAGCGGATCTTCTATTTTGTTTCCTGATTCTAGTATTAGTCAAATTAATATAGCAACTGAAGATCATACTAAAAACTTGAATGTACAAAGCACAGGAACAATAAGTCTACCAAGTTCAGGTAGAATTATTACTGAAGCAAACCCAGGTATTGAAGTAGGCTGTAGTGTTTTTCACCCATACAAATCGATTAACCAGAGTTTAACTTTGTCAAGCCAGTCAGAAATTTTAATTGACAATTCATCAAGCTTTAGTAACAATACTAGTGAGGAGTTTAGAGATGAAAGTCACAGACTAATTAGTACAACATTTAACAATCAATCTGATATCAGCAACACATCAAATCAATGGTCCTCAACACAACGAATAACATCCGGTAATTCTGGATATGACGACGGTCTTCTTGTCTATAATGACAAACTCATGTCTACGAAAAATACAAACATTATAAATAGTGGAAATTTTTCTACTTTGTTAAACGGACCATCAGGTAATCCAGATTATTCTAACGGGAATATAAACGCTGGCACTAAAAGATATATAAGAAAATATACAAATACTACGGGAAGTGAAGTCAGAGACATTCGCTATAATATTAGTGGTGTAGGTCAAATACTTTCTCATTCTACTAGTTTAGGAAGTAACAATAACAACTTTAAGCTTTATTTTAAACTCCCAGGGTCTTCATCTTGGTTAGACACAGCAACAGACTTTTCTTATAACACAATAAATCCAGATGGTAGTGGTGGTAAGATTGGATCTTTTACTAACAATATATCACAAAACCCAAATAACTACTTAACGTTTGGAACATCTGCAATTGGTAACAATGAATCGATTCTTGTCAAAGTAGAGTCTAACAAGACTTGGCTTGGAGAAATAGATTACTTGAATGTTAACTTTGGAGCTGTTGGTTCTGTTTTGCCGTCTCCTGACACAACCAATATAGATTCTAATAACTCAGGTGTTACAGGAAATCTAAGCTTTGGTGCAAACCTTGCTAAAAGCTCATACCAAAATGTTGGAAGTTTAGGTAGCTCAAACCAAGTTAATGCTAATGATGAATATAGGATGACGTCATTTTCTAATAATCTTAGAAGAGGCATATTTGATGGATCTGTATCGATAAACGGGGAAATAAATGAAACAACGTCGTCACAAGGAAATAACTACCCAGCAAACGCTTGGGGAGGCGGAAAAGCAAATGTTGGAGAGTTAAAGCTTGAAGTCAACGGAACAATCATCCCCCAATGTACAGTTAACTTATTTACGTTTTCCAGCGGTAACTCTTTAAACTCAAACAACACAGGTTTCCTTAATATAACAGAAGCACTTGTAGGTAGAGACAATAATAACTTGCCTGATTATCGATACTTTTACAGAACAGGAAGTTATCAAATCAACACTTCAGATCAGAGATACGGATGGAATTATGCAAGAGTAATTCACGATCTTGATGGAGGAACAAATGTATTTGAAACAAACTATGTTGAATGGGTAAATAGCGAATATTCATCTATGTCATTTACCCCGCTTGCAATTCCTACAAATACTTTTGTGCAAGGAACTACACCACCCAACTATCTATCAGGAGTAAATTACTTCTCTTCAGCTCGAGCAACTTGTCAAACAACAGTATCTAATGCTTATAAAAATATTTATGACAGCTCAAGCACGGCTATTTCTTTTCCAATCACAAGTAATTCTACGGTTACATCAATCGATGTAAATGGAACAGGCATTGTCAACAGTATTTATAATGCATCATCAAGTGTGTTACCTGATTTGGACGTAAATGTTTCTTCTGCTTACGACGAAGACATAAATATTAATGCATTAATTGATTTTGATATTGTTAAATCAATCCCTGGGAGCTTGTTGAATGCTGAAGTGTCTTGTCGTGTTAGACATCCTTTGAGCGTATCTTTTACAAGCAATAGTGTACAGTCTGCAAGTCCTTTGATTTACACAGTTAACGATACTGAGACTGCTTTGGTTGAAGATTTTTCTGCAGAGACTTATAGACTCAAAGACGACGTATACAACGGTCAAACAGACATTAGTAATGGTTCTTGGTCTTCATTAGAAAGCTTGACAGGTTTAAATGCAAACTTTAATACAGGATTGCAGTTTTTTGATAATAAATTGATTTACCCAACATCAAACTTTAGTAATAGTGCATCACTAGTTGGACCTACTGCAAACCCTAATTACTCTATAACATCAGGCAATAGAACTTTTTATAGAAAATTTGAAAACAACTCAGGTGCATCAAAATTCGGTTTTAGTTTAAAAATCAAAGGAAATAATGCATCTATAGTTGACAACACTGTTTCTTTAACAGGAAATAATATTAATGTATTTATTAAATTACCTACTACTACAAACAGTCAAAGTACTGGTTTTCTAGATTTAGCAATACCTTTTGCAACTGCACAGTTTCAAGACAACGACGGCTGTTTAAGTGGAAGTTTGACTTCTACTGTAGGAAATTCTGGTTTAGGTATAACAAATAACGTAACTTTTGGTACTGTTTATGTTTTTCCGGGAGACGAAGTTATCGTTAAAATCGTAGCTGGACAAAATTGGTCTGGTGATATAAACAGAATAGAATTAGTCTGGAGCTAAAAAATGAGTTTTACAAGTGACACTCGACAACAAATTTCCTTAAAAAAGCTTTCTGGGAAAGCACATACAAAAAATCAAGCTGAAGTTTTTAACGAACCTAAAACTACAGGTATTACAATTAGTGCTCAGACTGTTTTTGGTGAAGTAATACCTGCCAACCCATTAAATGAAAATCTTTATGACGTAACTGACGACATTGTTGAATATGTAAGGCTTCCTCTTTCCTTTGCTCCAGAAGCTGTGCAACCTGGGCCTCTATATCATGGTTACTTTTCTAGTCTTCCTGCGAACTACTCATCTTCGTCAACAAGCGATAAGTCAGGAGAAGGCAACTTTATAAGTAACAAAGCAATTCATTCATCTGCAGGAGATGTTCAAATAGTTCCACCCTCTTTTGGTGTAGTATATGAGGTTAAAGCTTATATTGGCGGAGATGCTACTACGAAAGGTAGTGGAGAATTAATAACAGTCACAGATGAAAGATACTGGTATTTTGATTATTTCAACGGTGTATTCTTTCAACAAAACCCAGGAGAAGGTACAAACAGCGCTGATCCTGACTATATTGAAGCTTTTATTTATATTGGAAAAAAGTCTAACGAAACAAGTAATTCATCACTAAGTTCTCTTTGGGAGCCAGACCCGGCTAATAGTGACAATTTAAGAGCAACTAAAATTTTGGACGGTGACACCGGACTATTTTCTCTTGACTTCAATATGACGCTAGATAACGACAACATAATAAATACAATAAAATACGTTACTACTAAAAGAAACGATGCTAGAGACTTGTATTTTGAGTTTGATGACAACGGAAACATAACAACAAAGGAGTAATTTAAATGACGGACATTAGTAAATTTAGCTACTATGATAACGGAAGAACAAAAGTAATCAAGCCTACAGATAGGATGGTTATTAGTAGCGGCGGCTTAGCTTTTGAAGGTTCAACAGATAATAATTTTGAGCTTGAGATAGCAATCACAGACCCAACAAGTGATAGAACAATTACTTTCCCAGACGAAGATGGAGATATCGCTCTTCTTCAAGGTGATTCTTTACCTAAAGCACTTTCTTTTCCTGTTAAGAACCCGTCATCAACAACTACGCTTTTGAAAGGACAAATTGTGTGTATTACAGGTCATAGTGGAAATAAGCCTGAAGTTTCTTTGGCTTCTTCAAGCTCATCCGCAACAATGCCTGCATTTGGATTTGTACAGCATGACATTGCAGCTGAGCAAGAGGGTTATGTTGTCTACAGTGGTCTTTTTAAAGGAATAGACACAAATACATCTTATAGTGAAGGTGACACTCTTTATGTAAGTGATTTAACTCCAGGTGGTTTTGTTAACACACCGCCAGCAGGCAGTAGTCTAATACAAAATATAGGGAAAATAATAAAATCACACAGCAGCAATGGTGAATTGATTGTAGGGGGAGCAGGTAGAACAAATGCAACGCCTAATCTGGATCAAGGATACTTTTTTATAGGCGATGTCAATGATCAATCTAGTGCTAGTCCCTATACGCTTCCAACATCTGATGGCAGTAGCGGTCAATTTTTATCGACAGATGGATTAGGCGTGGTAAGTTTTAGTAGTTTACCTGAGTCTATTGTGACAGAACTTAGTATTCCAGGTTTAGATGTTCAAACAGATACAAACGCTTTTAGATTTAACTGTCCATATGGGTTGACAGTTACAGGATTAGACCTTTATCTAGATCAACACACGACGAGCGGAAATGTAACTATAACTGTTACAAATACAACAGATAGTAATTCTATGATAAGTTTATCACTATCAGGAACAAACACTTCTGCAACCACAACCACTGTTACTAATGCAGTCTGTGACAGTGGTGACGTAATTACATTTGCAATAACAACAACTCCTGCAAACGCGCAAGGTTTAAGAGCTAACTTGCACTTAGTGAGGACTTAATCCAGAATGATTGTGTTTAGAAAGAAATTAGTAAGTGGTTTGTATATAAGGAAGTTCGATCGTTATATAAACACAGACAATTCTGGTGATCATGAAGGTACAAATGACGATCCTAGTAGATTAGAAGGATATTTAGACGAGTCTTGGGTTGACGAAGGCGTGCTAGCGCAAGTCAACAGATCAGGAACAATTTCAGACCTTGATACTCATGTGATCTGTGGTTTATTTAGACCTGATGTCTCTGGGACATGGCACTTTAGAATAAGATGTGATGATGCAGGTTATTTATGGGTTGGTTCAAACGCAGAGCCATTAGAATGGAACTTAAATAAAAACAATGCACTTTGTGATGCTGGTGGTGCGCATGGCGAAATTAATAGCGACGGGTCTGTTACGCTTACTGCAGGAGTCTTTTATGCTATTAAAGCAATGGTGGGTGACAGAGGTGGAGGAGATGCATTTAGAATAGACTTTAGCGGCCCAACAGGATCATTACAGTCCGCAGAGTTATCTAATACAGGTCGTGATGGCACTGGATTTTATTTTCATAATCCTTATGCAAATAACGGGTATAATTTAAATAGTTAACAGATATAAAGCATAAACATATTTGTGTTAATAATTAGTATTAAATAAACTGGAGCAAATACAATATGACGACAAAAAATTTAGTTCCTCGCGCAGATGGCGAAGGAAAAATAGGTATAAAAGGTAGTAGTAATCTTACGTGGAAAGAAATCAATGCTGTTTCCGGATCTTTTGATGAATTAGTTAACACTGAAGGCAGTGACTTAATTGCAGCAGGTAACAACATTACTATAACTAAGACAACAACTGCAGGTAGTCAATATACAATCTCATCGCAGTCTAGCCCAATCACTGGCACGTTAGAGGATCTAAATCAATTATCAGAAGTTGATGCTGCAGATAAATTTATAGTTTCAACAGCACAGGGTGCATTTGGATATGAAGATCCTTCAACAGTTAGATCTACTCTCGGTTTATCAACAAGTGACACAGTTACTTTTGGCAATATTGTAACTGACACTTTATTAATTAATAATGTTCCTACTGCTGACCAGCATGCTGCAACAAAAAGTTATGTAGACTCCGTAGCATCAGGTCTTGACATATATGACTCTGTTAGAGCAGCAACAACTACTTCTTTTACAATGTCTTCGACTGCTAGTAGTACAACATTAACTCTAGTAAATGGTGAAGGAGGATTTGATTCATCGACGAACTCATATGAAGTTGACGGTATTAATTTAGACGATGGGGATAGAGTCTTAATTAAAGACGGTGTTGATTCAAACAGCTCTGGCGTTTCAAATAGATGGAATGGCATATATACAGTAGGTGATAAGTCTGGAAGCACGTTAACTTTAACAAGAAGTTCTGATATGGATGTGCCAGCTGAGTTTAACTCAGGTGCTTTTTTCTTTGTTGAAGAGGGGAATAACAATGCAGACGCAGGATTTGTTCTGTCTACTGATAGTATCGTAACAGTTGGTACGTCTGACGTTGAGTTTGTAAAATTTTCAAGTGCAGGACAAATCTCAGCAGGAGATGCTTTAACAAAAACAGGTAATACACTAAACGTCGATATTAACGGTCAAACAGTTGAAACATCGGTACAAGATGCAGACGAAATTTTGATTTATGACAGTTCAGCTTCTGCAATTAAGAAAATGACACGTGCTAATTTTGTTGCAGGCCTTGGCGCTGGCAGCCTTTCAAATATTGTTGAAGACACCACACCACAGCTTGGTGGAAACTTGGATGTCAACGGAAATCTTATAAGCTCGGTTTCTAATGGCAATATTGAGGTCGCACCTGATGGCTCGGGTTCATTTAAGATTCGAGGCAATACTACTAGCGGTAGCGGTCGAATTGTTCTAAACTGTGAGAACAACAGTCATGGTATTACACTTAAAGGCCCACCCCACAGCGCGGGAGCTAATTATACACTTACACTTCCAAATACAGACGGAAATGCAGACCAAATACTTAAAACTAATGGTAGCGGTGCGCTATCATGGGTCGATCAAAGTTCTGGAGGAGCTAGCACACTTTCAGCACTAACAGATGTGACAACATCTTCTCCGGAAAATTATGATGCACTTTATTACGATGAATCTAGTAGTAAATGGTTATCTGGAAACCTAAACTCAAGGTCAATAACTTCCACCGGTAGAAATACTTACGCATTTGGTAATAGTATTTATTCAACACATGAGAGAGTCATAACTGTAGCAGACTTTGATAACAGCAGAATATTTTGGCCGTCCGGAATTACTGCTTCCTCAATTGGTACTTATACATTTACTCTTCCTGACGTTACTGCAACGGGTTCTTCTCGATTAAAGGCCGGCCAAAAAATAAAAATTGCATCTACTTTTATAGATCAAAATAATCATACCATAATAATTAGACCACACGATTGGAACGCATCAACTAAAGACACATACATATACTCAGCTGGCGCAGGAAGTACAGCCCACCCCGGGGCAACTTCTGTCACACTAAATAAGTCATCAGGTTTCATTGAAATAGAAGTTTATGACAATGATTATACACATCCAAACTTTTTTTACAACAGAGGATATATTCCTCCCGTTACACCTAATGAAATAGGCGATCTCTCTGACGTTAATGTTGCTTTACCAACAGACAACGCTGTGTTAACATACAGCAACACAAGCGCTGAATGGGTTGATAGTCAAAGTCTAAATTTAACTGGAACTATTACATGCTCACAGTTTAGATTGGGTGGTTCAACTAAAAGACTTGTGCACGCAGTATTTGACAGTGACTTTTATGCAAACTATGGTGTTGGACTAAGCGGCCAGGAATCTACAATTTTACAGTCAGATCATCTTATTTCTGTGATGCCTGATCTTGGTGCCTTGTCAGTTATACCACAAGACAATAGTGGTTCGAACGTTTACAATAGCTCTTTAAGACTTTACGACGGAGGCGATGGCTCATCTAACCCTGTAGGACAAAACAAAAACTATATTTCTTTGTCAACTCCCGGTAAGCTTAGTGCTACAACTGAATATAAACTCCCAACAGACGCAGGAACTGCAGGTCAAATTTTAACAACAGACGGTGGAAATAGTGGTTCGCCTGTAGATGAAGTTAATTTATACTGGTCAACTGTTTCTGGTGGTTCATCGTCATCATCTTTACCAAGTTTAACATCCACTTCAGCAGCTACAGGTACATTAGCAGCACCAACCTCAGGAGAAATAGAAAAAATCTATGTTTTTGATAGTACAAATGCTTTAGCTTGGACAGTTCCAAACATAGCAAACAATTCAATCTCTGCAGGATTTAAATATAATATTAAAAATATTGGTTCTGGTCAAGTAACTATAAACGCAGAGCAAAGAGGCTCCTTGGGTGGAACTGATGATCTTATTGACGGTCAAACAAGTATTACGATGAGTCAATACGATAGTTATACGATCGTTTCTGGTGGAAGTTCTGGTAAAGACTGGTACATTATTTAAGTTAGGTTGAAGAGGAAAGGTATTAATTAAATATAATGACTTATATACAACAAATTCAATATAAAGAAACGTTTCAAAAAGATCTTTATATTAAAAAGAAGTTTAATGTCGGTAATAGTAGTACTCCTTGGGTGCCTAAAATCGATATTGTTTTAAACAAGATCGTTTGTGAATTGAAAGATAATGCAACGGGAACGGGAAGTACTATTTTAAGATTTTATAAAAACATTGGCTCTTCAAGTCAAGCTATTATTTTTGATGCTGTTTTTGCTGCAAATGATGTGAGTCAAGAAACGAACGCAGTTTTTTCTTTTCCTATTAGTGCAGGTGACGAAGTAACATATAGTGTCGTATCTACAACATCAAGCGACCCTGGTGGAGAAGCAATAATTAGCTTTCTCTATAAAAATTCTTAAAGATAGAAAGTGAGTATTTAAATATTATGAAACATCAAATAAATGTCGATGAAAACGGCTTACCTATTTATGTAAATCTAGAAATAATTAGCGGTGACCTCTTGATCAAAGATCACAATGGTATTCTCATTAAAAAGACTATTGGTAATCCTTCTATTCCCGGATCACCTAGAAATGCGCCTTTTGCTAATATTAATGAAGCTTACAGTTGGTTTTTAACAAATAGTCTTGCTAGAAGAATTGACACTGAGTCACCTTTGGGAGAAGAAGAATAATGGCAATATTTAAAAAATTTAATGTAACAAAAAAAGGCAACAGATATTCAGCAGGAGAAACTAATACGGGTGTAGTTATTAACCCAAGTGACAGCACGTTATGGATAGACAGTCGTCCATACGATGCTAATACACTCTATCCATTATTTGAAAAACCATGCACAGCGCTTTTAAATAACAAAGTTAAAGAAGAATTAGTCAATGGATTTATTGCCTCAGCTCTTATTGCTAAAGCGCCTAGCTTGCAAACAGGTCAAAATACAGGAAACTCTCTAGGTGGCCCAATAAGTTTCTATAGCAGTATGGGTAGCAGAGATCATAATTTAGAATCAGATCAAACTCTGAATATGTCTTCAAACGTTTTTAGTTTTACTTCTACAGGTGGAAAAAACTTTCATTTGATTATGCTGCCTTACGGTGTTCAAACTTATATGCCTTATGCACAAACATATTTCTTTGTAGAAGGAAATGATTTTTCCAACCCAGATGCCGTTGCTACTGGCTTGTCAACTATTCAAAGCCAAAATTTCCACGGTCACAAATATCCTGTTTATGTTGATACAGCAAACAAGTATATATACTTTATTTCTTATCACGCGCGATATGATTCTCACAGTTCTTATTATTTCAAAACACTAGCTAATCACGTTTCTAGAGCTTCTTATGAGACTGTAGAAGATGACGGGAGTTTGGTTTTAAATGATCAAACTACAATATTAAGTCCTAATCAAGGTGCCTCGAGTATTGGCGGCGCTTACGACGATTTTGAGCCAAATAATTTTTACTATTGCGGTAAAAATAACGACAACACTCTAATGTTTCTAGAAACTCATGAAAACTCAAATAGTTACGCTCAACAAAATGCTACGTTTGAAAATAGAGTAGATAATATATTCACTGCAGAATCTTATGACGTTTCAAGTGGAACAATAAACACTGTTGCAACAATAACAAAGTCTAATATTACCACAGCATCAGCAGCTGTAAAGGTTATGCTTAGAGCAAGAGCTTCACAGTTTATAGATTCGCCTATTAGCGGTGAAACTGATATTTGTTATGCTTACTATCCAGTAGCTAATGAATCTTTTGAAATCAGCTTTCTCTATCTACAGTGGGATAAATCATCAAATTCTAATGCAGGATCATTAACAGCAAATAACTGCTCTATGGTATACCCATCAGGCTCAGTTACAGACTATTTAACTTATCCACTAACTTCTAGCGATAATTTGGGAGCGATGACGCGTTCTAATCTTTTCATTACAGAAGTTAGTGGCAGTTATTATCTACATTATTTGCCATCATACAGCTCTCCAGCAGGAGTCGCACGTCAAAGCGCTACTGCGAAAAATATGGTATCATATCAAATTGATAGCACAGACTTTTCAAGTTTAACTTTTCATAGCTCAATCCAAGTGAATGCATTTGATTTTGTTCACTTGAATACAGACAGAAACAAAATAGCAGTTGTGACTTCTGGTGAATTAAAGATTTATACATGGAATAACGGCTGGTCTGAGACAGCTTCTGAGCCTGGAGACTTTGTAGGAGTTACACAGGATAGTAGTGGAAGAATAATAGGGCTTTCTTCAAAAGCAGACAACACTACAGCAGTATCAAATTCTATTGATAGTACTTTTGCTGTCATCGATCATAAAGTGCACTTAATAGCAGACGCTTTACCGAGCACAGTTACAATAGACTTTGCAAATACATCCCTAACTTACTCAGGTTCAAACATCTCGACGTCTGTAAATGTTAATGCATATGATAGTAGCAGTGCTAGGATCGCAAAAAGCGTACAACTTAAAATTGACGGCGCCAATGCACAGTTTACAAGTAACAGTTCTACTTCAATCACAGTAACAACAACAACTACAACTGATACAAACGTTCCTATTACTGTGAGTGGTCCCGGTCCAATATCAATATCAGCAGCATTCAGTCTTTAAGAAGGATTATAGATATGAGTCTTACAGGTATAAGTAGAGCTAAAAACTCAGCATCGATTTTTGTTGACAATGAGAAAAGAGGAATGGCTAACAGTAGCGAATATTCTTCTGCGTATAGTAATGTTGAGTATACTCCAACTCTATCTTATACAAACAGTAAAAGTCTGATTCGAACAAACAGTTCTATATCAATCAATGTTATTCAAAACTTATCTCATCCTGCTGTTAGCTATGTCAACCTAGGTTTCGCATTCGCTAACGTTTCCTCTTCAAGTTCTCAAAGGCAGCTTTCTGATTCTTTCATAGGAAATGAAAGTACTTTGACTGTAGACAACAATTTGTCTTATTCATATACAAACAACGTTGTTGCAAAAAACAATATTTCAACTAAAACAATTAATGTTTTAAGCACAAACGAAGAGCATAGTATAACTATTGATTTAGACAATAAAGCGCTGCCAGAAGTTGAAACATTCTATCAGAATTATGAGGTTGCAAATGACATTGAGTTAGATGAAGATGACATTTGGTCTTGATTGTTCTCTATTCTTCTATTTTTTGTACAAAGACATCTAGAACATAACAGAAGCATGCGCTAGCAAAAGAGTACAGTATTAAATTTTTTAAGTTGCTACTGTCTTTGACGTCTAGTTTGTTGAGATATGATATTAAATATATGATCCATCCACTGTGAAATCCTGTACAGTAAGAGCAGTTCAATAAAGATGAAGCAAATTGTGATCTGTTTTGAAGCCACAATGTTTTATTCATCAATCCAAAGGTTAGGCCATAACAAGCCAAAAGTTCAAACAGTGTCATTTCTGGTTACTCCTATGATTGCTTCTTTGATTTTTTGCGTCTGCCGCGGGCAGACTTCTTAGGAACCTCAACAGGCTTAACTTCCACCTTTTCAGCAGACGTTTCTGATAGGCTTGATATTCTACAGCATGATGTGCTAGCACTTTGTTCAAATATCTCAACTGTGTCTGGTACGCCATCACCGTCACAATCGAAGCCTAAATTAATTTTAATCTCATTTAGCGCTTCAAAAAGCATGTCTCTTTCTTTAACTGCTAGCTCAGGCATCTTGTAAAGACCATTAATTCTAGTCAGTTCAAGCTTGAGAAGTCTAGAAACAGCTTCACCTAAGCCAATTTTTACTTCTTTGTTATACATAAAAACTCCTGTTTATTAACTAAATATTAATTATATCTGTTAATAGACTAAGAGTTTAAATGATTAGACACTTGTGTTGCTAATTATTTACCTTAATTAACCAAGATCAGCAATAAATTGCGGCCTCCAGAGAATTGATGCTGTAGATGCAGAGCTCACTACAGCTAGTGAGATTCCAAGCTCGTAAACATATCCTGAAGTCGGGACTGTCCCTGTGGCTTTTCCTGCTGTAGTCGAAAGATAAACAGGCATACCTAGATCAATTGTTTCAGCAGATGCTAAATTAACAGTAATTTTTGATCCGGAAATTGTATGACAGTCTAAAGTGCCGCCTGATGCACCACTAACAGCATCTAGTGCAACCCCAGCCGGTATTTGCACAGTCTCTGCACCAGCGTCTGCATCTGCCAAGTCAGCTCCCGCAGACGCTCCGCCGCCAATCGAAAGAGAAATAATATCGCCTGAAGAGATCGCTGAGTTTGCAGGACTAACAGGTAGTGTGATTCCTGCGCTAGCATCAAGAACAAGTTTTTGACTTATAGTTACTTCATCACTTGCAATCTCTACAACGTTACTATTATTAACTTGAAGATCAATGCTTTGACCAGATGGCGCATCAATCAATATGTTACCCGAAGTAGTTGTGATCTCGACCGCGGCATCACCTGCACCAATATCATCAGCGGCGATTGATGAAGCTGTTACATTTGTCTGGAAATAGGATTTAAGTGTTGAAGCTGCAACTTGCAGCATCGTCCCATTGTCATTCATGACAACTCTATCTCCATCAACAACTGTAATAGAACTTGCGCTTGTGCCACCATCAAGGGTGTTGAGTTCTGCTGCAGTTGCTGTTACGCCATCTAAAATGTTTAAATCTGCTGCTGTTGACGTAACATTTGTCCCACCAATATCAAGAGTAGTTACACTTATTTCTCCTGCAACTGTAACGAGTCCATCTGTTAATGTAATAAGATCAATATCATCAACATGACCAATTGTAGTACCATCAACTCTAATGTTATCAACAGCAAGTGATGTAAGTGTACCAACACTAGTTAGCGAAGAAGAAACTACAGCTGAGCCTAATGTTGTAGCACTCAGAACTGAACTGTTTGCAATTTTAAAATCTTTACCACTAGCAAGATCAAGGTGCTCAGAAGAAGTCCATGAGTCTGTTGAGTTGACCCAAGATAATGTTTTGTCTGTTGCACCTTTTAGCGTAATACCCCCACCATCAGCGGTGGTGTCTGTTGGGGTGTCAACACTTCCAAGCTCAAGGTTTTTATCATCGACTGTCAAAGTTGTTGAATTAACAGTCGTAGTAGTACCGTTTACTGTTAAATTGCCAGTAATATCTAGATTGCCAGTAATATCTAGATTACCACTCGTTCCTAGAATAGCAGCTTTGTCTGCTGTATTGTTAGCAGAAGTCGCGCCGTCAAGAAAGTTAAGTTCATCTGCAGTTGAAGTTACTACAGTAGATGCAAGTGTTAGACCACCATCGGGAACTGTAATTCCGTGAATTTCGATCGTTTCACTGTCTCCCATCTTCTTTAACGATCCTGCACTGTACACAACCAGTTGATCTGTATATGTTGCCATATTGTAATTCCTTTCTTAAGAATATGAATTTTAATCGATTAAATATATATAAAGCTGTACATACTAAATATTAAACAAGCTAAGCATTTACTAAGTATTCATATTAAGTTTTTAAAATATTCGTTGGCATCATACAATATTATTTGAAAGCGAGGTCTATAATGACTATTTTAAAAGAACATATCTCATATTCAGAAGTACGACAGTGGAAAGAATGTGGATGGCGCCACAAGCTCTTATATGTTGATAAGCTAAAAACTTTTGAGGAATCTCCTCATTTGCATTATGGAACGATTATTCATGACGCATGCGAGCATTTCTTAAAAACAAAAGAATTAAAAATAGATGAAACTAAAGAAAAAATTCGTCTTGCTTGGGAAGAACATGGATTTGACTCTGAAGATTTTATACAATTACAAAAGATAAGAGCTGAACTTCAAGGATGGAAGTACAAGCATAACAAACAAAAAGACTGGACTGATTGGTCTGAAGCTAGTTTATTATCTTTACCTGACTTTTTAGACACAACATTTCCTGGATGGGAGTTTGTAAGTGCTGAGGAAGATTTGTATGAAAATATTCCAGGTTTAACAACAAAGTTTAAAGGCTTTATCGACTGTATTATCAAAGTTCCACATGCAGGCGACTATAAGTACTGGGTTATTGACTGGAAGACTTCAAATGGAAGAGGTTGGTCTTTAGACAAACAAAGAGACTTTTTGACCCACGCTCAAGTCGTACTATATAAATATTTCTGGGGAACAAAAAATCATATTGATATGAAAAAAATACAGTGTGGTTTTGTTTTACTTAAAAAAGTAAAAAAAGTCGGAAAATCATGTCAGTTAATAAAAGTTTCTAGTGGCCCTAAAACTTTAGATAAAAGTAACAAACTTGTAAGAAGTATGATTAAAACTGTTGAAAAAGGAATGTATCTCAAGAATAAAAATTCTTGTATGTTTTGCGAATTCAATAAACCTGAAACTGACCATTGTACGTAAGGAAACATGAAAAAGAAAATACTAATAATTTCAGACCATGCTCAATCACCTAGCGGTGTAGGTGTTCAAACAAACTATTTAGTTAAAGGTCTTCTTGGAAAGAAAGACATGACTTTTATACAACTAGGGGCTGCTATTAAGCATAGCAACTATGATACTGTTAAGGTATGTGATAACTTTTTAATTAAACCAATAGATGGTTTTGGTAACAAAACGCTGTTAAGATCTGTTCTTTTAAATGAAAAGCCTGATGCTTTAATTATTTTTTCTGATCCTAGATTTTTTGAGTGGTTATTTGAGATTGAAGATGAGATTAAACAAGTGTGTCCTATTTTGTGGTGGCATGTTTGGGACAATGAACCATATCCAAACTTTAATGACGCCTTATATGATGCAACTGACGCAATTAATTGTCACTCTTATTTGACATATAAACTTTGTAGCAAAAAATATCCAGAGAAAACAAGATTTATTCCTCATGCATTTCCTCAAGACGAGTTTTTTAGAATGTCTATTGATAAAATTCAAGCAGAAAAAGAAAGAATTCTAGGGGAGAAAAGAAAAGACAACTTTGTTTGTTTATGGATGAATAGAAATTGTAAAAGAAAGCGACCAGCTGATGTTCTTCTTTCCTGGAAGTATTTTGTTGACATGTTAAGTGACGTAGAAAGAGACAGAGTGACTCTTTTGTTACATACAAATCCGAACGATAAAGCAGGACAAAATCTCATTGCAGTTGCTGAAATGTTAGATATAACTGATACTTTAGCATTGTCTGCTGAGAAGTTAAGTGATGAGTTGATCAATACAATTCATAATATTTCTGACGTGTGTATTAACATCAGTTATAACGAAGGCTTTGGACTAACAACATTACAGTCTATGCAAGTTGGAAACCCAATTATAGCTACCAAAACTGGAGGCTTATATAGACAAGTTGTTGATTTTGAAGACAACTCAGAAAATGGAGTTGCTCTTGAACCAAAAGTTAAGTCAATTGCTGGAAGCCAAAGTATTCCTTACATATATGAAGATTATGTTGACTGTCACGACGTAGCAAAAGCTATTTTTTCTTTGTTTAAGATTAGTCCAGAAAACATGTCTGTATTGAGTAAAAAAGTTGAACAATACGCCAAAAAAGCTTTTGATTATGACACAACAATTGATCTTTGGCATGAGTCAATTCACAACACTATTCAAAAACATAACATTAAAAAAGAATTTGGATTGGAGATAGTAAACTTTGATTAAGAAAAAAGTTTTATTAAAAGGACCAATTTTAACAGTTTCAGGATATGGTGAACATTGCAGGCAGGTGTTCAAAGCTTTGTTAAAAAGACCAAACATAGACCTTTATATAATACCGACAAATTGGGGAAATACTTCTTGGGTATTAAATCAAGAATATAACTGTGGTATTGTTAAAGATATTTTGGCATATGCAAAAAAACCTACGAGTAATGTTAATTTTGATGAATCTTTTCAAGTTTTGTTACCCGATGAATGGAAAAACTTAGCAAAGAAAAATATTGGAATTACTGCAGGATTTGAAGCAGACATAGTAAAATCATCGTGGATTGACGAAGCAAACAAGATGAGCAAAATAATTGTTCCTTCTGAGTTTACAAAAGCAGCTTTCGTTAAAACTTCTAAGAAAACAGGTAAAAAACTATACACGAAGATCAAAGTAATAAACGAAGCCTACTTCGGTTACATTGACAATCATGAAGATTTTAAGACTGACGTATTGCACAAGCTAAAATATAACAAAAACATATATGTGATATCACAAGTTACAAGCAATGACAGTAGGTCAGACAGAAAAAACATTATTAAAACCATTAAGTGTGCTTTGGACTTTGTAGAAGACAAAGATATTGGTGTTGTTTTAAAAATCAACTACGGAAAGCATACAAAAAGTGATCTAAAGAGTATAAAATTGCTTTTGGAAGATGAGTTCGGTATAGATAAGTTAAGCAAAATTACTATGCTTTTTGGAAGTGCTTCTATTAAAGATTTAGTTAAAATATACAAATCAAGTAAAATATCTTGCATACTGTCTGGGACAAGAGCTGAAGGTTTTGGTTTGCCTATATTAGAAGCAGCTGCTTGTGGTCTCCCTGTCATTGCAACAAACTATTCAGCTTATAAAGAATTTATGCATGATGACTTTGTAAAGATTGACTATGACTTAATAGATTTTGATCATGATAGCAGATTTGTTGATTTAGATTCTACGCCTAAGTGGGCAGAGTTTAAAGGAGAAAGTATGATGAAATGCCTTGAAGATTTCTTTGAAAACGAAGAAAAGTACAGGAAAGTAGCTAACTATCGGAAAAATTTTATTAAACAAAATTATTCTATTGAGAATATAATAGATAATTATAAAAAATTTTTTAAGAGTGATTTATAAGATGAGTATTTTAGAAATAATATTGGCTTTCACAACAGTCTTCTTTGGTTACTTCTGCTTTAAGTTTGCTATAGCAGTCTTAAGAGTTCAAGAAGCTATAGAAGATTCTTTGGACGCAATAGATCAGAAATATCAAAGCCTCAGTGAAATCCTTAAGATACCTGTTTTTTTTGATAGTCCTGAGATTAAGAGAATAGTAGAAGAAATTTATGAAGTCAGACTATCTATTTTGTATGTCGCAGAAAGACTTTCTAATTCTGTAGAGATAAAAGAAAAAATAGAAGAAGAGTCAGAAGAGACAGAAGAAGTGAAATAAATGGAAAGTCAACCAAAATGAGTGAAACGATAGCTTTAACTAATAAGAAAAAGAAAAAGAAAAATTACTATTTCACAGCATTAACACAACAAAAAATTGCCGAATACCAGAAATTAGATCACAAGAGAAAAAAAGATCAAACATATTCTGAGCACATTCAGCCGGCTTTTGAGGAATTAGTTAATAGTCTGGTTTCAGTATATCAATTTAAGTCAGCTATTGAGGATATTAATCACTTGAAGCATGACTGTGTAACATTTCTATATGAAACAATACCAAAGTGGAAACCTGATAATGGTACAAAAGCCTTTTCTTATTTTAATGTTGTTGCAAAAAACTGGCTCACAATCCATGCAAGACGTCATTATAAGCACGCACGAAGAAGCGTCAACATAGACTGTAAAGATGACTTTACTTCTTACGAAAAGCACCAGCTTAATAGAATAGAACCAGATGTTGCCAAAGCTTATGAAAATAATATTGATCAAGAAATCTTAGTACCTATGCTTATGGAGATGACAAACAGAATACGTCACAAGCTTAAGGATCAAAGAGACTTGAATTGCGTTGATGCAATACAGCAAATATTTAATAATGTTGACGACTTAGACTTCTTAAATAAACGTGCAATATTTGTCTATCTCAGAGAAATATCAGGTCTAAACAGCACAGAACTTAGTGCTAGTTTGTCTAATATTAGAAAACACTTTAAGAAAATGTCTGGGCCTAATACAGACTTTTATTTATTTTAAGGACAAGAAAATGAATGTTGAAAAAATATCAAAAAATATTGATAAAAATGATGAAAAAGAAAATCAAATAAAGAATTTTTCTGATATTCTTGACAATATTGACTCGCTAGAAGACAAGAAAAAGATGCTCTGGAAAGAGATATATGAAAATGCTTTAGAGGACAGAGAAAAGTCAAAAATGATGTTCAATGATGCATATATTTCTATGCAAGGTGGGATTAACGAACACATGAATATTGGTGCGATTATGTCAAAGTATATTGAGAGAATGAGCAAATCAAACGATCAAATACTTAAGTTAGCTGAGCTGATTGCAAAAGAAGAAGAAAAAACAGAACAGATATCAGATGATGATATCTTTAACAAAATTAACGTTTAAGTTAGATTAAGTGATGTCTATATGTTTATAAAGTCAAGATGTTTATATATTATAAATAGTGAAAAAAGTAATGGTAATGCTGTATATAGCGAGTTGTCAAAGCTAGATCTAACTACTAAGTTCTTTAACGACAGTAAAAAGTCTAAAAACTTAGTTGACTTTTTAAGCATATTACCAGATCAAACTGTTTTTTCTAAATCTATTGTTCATAGAGACGGAGAAAGCTCTAGCTACTTTATATCCCTTCCATTCTTTTCTTCACACTTTAAAATGCCTCTAAAAGTTGGTGAGTATGTGTGGATTTATAAGTACGAAAAAGACCCAACCCTTTTTAACTCTAGTTTTGATATTAACTCTTATTGGGTAAGCAGAATTCATGCATTTTCAACATCTGAAGATGTTAATTATACATACGGCGACAGAGATAGCTTGATTGGAATAATCAATAGTACACTTTCAAAAGATCTGGAAAGACAAAATAAAAACGTAAAAGGCGCAAACAAAAAAAGAAATCAAAAAAGCCATAATGAGTTTTTAGAAACAAAAATGGTTATGCCTTATACTTCCTTTGCAGAAAAAACTTTTGAGTTAGACGATATTGAACTTTCTTATATAAACAATTACATAAACAACAGAAGACACAGATTTGTCCCGCATGTGACTAAGCTACCTGGGGATACGATTATACAAGGATCAAACAATACTTTAATCAGACTGTCTTCTGTTAACTCTAGTAATAGTCAATATAGCAATGTTAGTAATCAAGGTGAAGTAACAATATCAGCTGGTATTGGTAAGTTTGTTAAAAATGATTTTAGAGAAATCAAAGGAACGCTAATAGACAAAAAAGGCTTAGAACATGTTGGTAAGGAGTTTATTGTTAAGCAGTTCAAGAGTAAAAAATTACCTAATGTAGTTGCATATGACAATAAAGAAGAAAGATTAAAGCACCCAGAATTCTATAGCACACAGGATAAAGATTATAAAAGTAGCTTTTCTGAGGGTGCTACTAGTGTAATAGAGGATGCATCTCGACTCACTTTGACAGAGTCATATGACTTTTATGATGATGCAAACCAATTTCTGGACAAAAAATTAAATCTTACAGCTTACAGTCATGACTTAGAAGAGACTGAGGTGAGTAGTAGCTTAAAAGATGACCAGAAAAAATTTAATTTAGGAAAGTTTTCAAAAATAGTTGAAGATCAAAATCTTAATAAAGATATTCCAAATATCAACATGACATCAAGCAGTATTTCTTTGCTTTGTAGAAAAAGCGATGGAGAAATTGGAATAATCAAAGAGTATAATGACAAAGAATCTAATAAAGACACCATTTCAGCAATTAGGATTAATAGAGACGGCGATATATTAATAGACGGAAATAGGATATTTATCGGAAGTTCCGACTTAGAAAAAAGCAAAGGAACTTTTAAAAACGGCAAAGGATCGCTTATAAGATTAGGTGAAAGCGAAGAAATGCAATCTCTTGTCTTGGGTGAGCAACTTAAATCTTATTTGCAAGAAATATTAGACGTTTCTAGGGAAGATATGCATGTAACTAAAACTTTACTAGAAAGCGTCTTGTCGACTAGAAAAGACATAAACAAATCAATTTCAAATGAGTTTACTTTAGCGCTATCGAGTATTTCAAGCAAAATAACGTCACAGAGCCCAGCAGCTATCGCAGGAGCTGGGACTGCTGCAGTTAGTATCGGCATTATTATTGAACTATTAACTTCTTTGAATCTAAGTCTAACTACAGCAGTCAAAAACATAGAAGTTAAAAGCATATCTGCGACGACTGAACTGGAGAGAAGTATTAGTCAAGCGCAAATGAAAAGAGAACAAGATTTATCACAAAGACTGTCAAAAATAGAAGACAATATTGATAAAATTTTAAGTAAAATAAGCAAAACATCCTAAGCAATATACTTCATTAAATAATTAGCATTGAGGTATTTATGACTATTTTTAAAAATACAGGCAAAAGCATTCAAGAAGTAGAAAGTATTAAGAAGAATATTGAACAAAGCAATTCTTCAGAAGATCTTCCGCTTGGAATACGTATGCCTTTAGAGAAAAGCTTTTCTCCGAACGAGACTTTGTTTAAAATGAATAAAAACATTAAGAGTCAAGTTTCAAATAATTTCAAAACTTTTTTATTAACAAAAAAAGGAGAACTTTTATGCAAGCCTGATTTTGGAACAAGTATATCTTCTATTTATAATAGAACTGATTTGACTGTCGAACAAATTGAAAGCATAGTTATGGAAGAAGTAAGTATCAGTGTAAGGAAATATTTTCCTTTCATACAACTATTAGATTTTGAAAGCAAAAACATAACAAACAACGAAGAAGACAGTGCTGACTTTTTCAAAGTAGTTATAAGATATTCAATAGAAGGCTTTGAAAATGAAACTAATAGCATAGAATTGACAATTAGGAGGTCCGCTTAATGTCAGCTAATATAACAAAAAAGCTTAAAAACCAAAGAAAAGATCAATATATCAATAAAACCTTTGATGAGTTTAGAGGTGAGTTATTAAATTATGCTCGCTCAAACTTTTCAAATCAAATACAGGACTTTTCTGAAAGTTCTTTAGGTGGAATGCTTCTTGATTTTGCTTCAATTGTTGGTGACTCTTTAACTTATTACGTTGACCAGCAAATGAACGAATTAAACTATGAAAACTCAGTTAATTCTGAGAATATAATTAGTCACTTGAGACGTGCTGGAATAAAAGGTGGTGGCGCAACAGCGTCAAGTGTCAATGTTAGCTTTTTTGTTGAAGTTGATATTGACGACGCAGCTCCACTTAACGCTTTGCAACCTTTAGAATATCAACTGCCTATTGTTAAAGCTGGCACGGTCTTGACATCAGTTAGTGGAATAAACTTTATTCTCGCTGAAGATGTTGATTTTGGTTTTGGATACGAAAAGGAGGTTGCAGAAGTTGATGATGATGGTTCCCCTCAAACATTAATCCTTAAAAAGAAGGGCCTTTGTACAAGCGGAGACTTTGCAACTGAGACTGTGTCTTTCCCATCAGACGATCAAGATTTGTTTTTAAGCTATAATTTACAAAACCCTAATATACAAAAAATTACTAGCATATTAGACAACGACTTAAATGAATACTATGAAGTAGACTTTTTGAGCCAGAGCACAGTTTATTTAAAAGTTGAAAATGCCAAAGAAAAATATTTCTATCCAACTGTTGCACCATTCAGATATACGGTTGAAAGAAACTTTTTAAACAACACCTCAGCAATTAGATTTGGAAATGGTAGAGGTAAAACTATAGAAGATAACTTACTAACGAATCCTGAAGATTTTATTTTGCCTTTAAAACATAGAGATTATGACAACAGTATTTCAATTGATCCAGGCGCACTTTTAACTTCTAACTCTCTAGGCGTTTCACCTGCAGGCAAAACCGTCACAGTAAAGTATGTTCATGGTGGTGGTGTTAATCATAATGTTCCAGAAGAATCTATAGAAACTATTGTCAGGCCTATAATAGTTTTTCCTTATTACAACATAGAGAGTCCGCCATCAGGACAGTCTTTGGAAGAAATTACAGATCAAATCTTAGAGTCTTTAGATGCATTAAATGAAGAAGAAGCTGTGGGTGGATCTAATAGTTTATCTTTAGAAGAGATGAGAAATCAAATCCCAAATGCAATTACGATGCAAAACAGAATTGTCAACCAGAAAGATTTAATATCAAGAATTTATACAATGCCTTCGGACTTTGGAAAAGTTCACAAAGTTGCTGTCTTAAATAATGAGTATACAAACCTTGCTAAAGATATTTTTGTCATATGTCGAAACCAAGAAGGACAATATGTCTATGCAAACGATGCATTAAAGATTAACTTGAAAAATTACATTGATGAACATAGAGTTTTAGGTGATAGTTTCAATATTATAGATGCACCAATTTTTAACTTTGGTATTGACTTAACATTGAAAATCAAGTCAAACTATACTGTCGAAGAAGTACTTGACAATGTAATTTCTAGAATAGTACAAAATATGAGATTTGAAATACTCCAGATAAACGAGGCAATTAATGTCAATGATATTGTTAATATAGTACTGAATACTCCTGGGGTTTCTAGTATTGTTACTTTGCCTGAAAATTTTATAACGTCTAAGAATTTTCAAGACGACTTTTTTGATGATGAAGAAGAAATTGATATTGAATATGCAAGAAACTCTTTTTCTCCACAACAACAGTTTCAAGACGGATTTATATTTCCCAATAGAGGTGGAATATTTGAACTTAAACATTTAGACTTTGACATTGTTGTTAGGAACGGATGATTAAATGATTATTACTAAAATTGCAAAAAAAGACACGTTTATAACAGATCTTTCAACGTCATTAAATCAAGGCGTTTCAGCAAACTTTGGTCAAGCATCGACACTTGATCTTTTTAAGATATATCAAGAAAACAAAAATGTAAAGTCTAGAGCACTACTCATAGTGAGTAATCTTACAGACGGAAATACTGTGACAATTATTGATTCACTAGGAGTTTCTAAAACATTTGAATATGATACTGGTCTACAGGCAGACTTTAATGGCCAAAATACAAGATTTATTTCTTTTGATAGTTTGATCACAGAAATAAACAACGTTGTTGGCTTTGCTATTAGCGCATATAAACTAAGCAGTACAGAAATCTTATTAATACAGGACAATCCTGGAGCTTCTGGCGACACTATAATCACCGTTCCAGAAGGACAAGCATCGATTAGTATAAAGAGTTTTAAAAGGTTTGAACATTCAGCAGTTTTGATTAATTTTGATTTAGCAAGTATACTAGACGATCACATTTCGGACAAAGAAGAATCTATATTTAATACCGATCAATATAAAACTTTTATTACACTATCAGATGTCGGTGCAGCTGCAACTTCGAGCAAAGACTATACTTTAAGAATTAGACCTCTTAATTATGACTTTGACGAAGGCATTGGCAGGGACACCCTGCACTTTTCAGACAAAGGAGGCGCTAGCTTTGAGACAATTAACAAAAGCAAAAACTGGAGTGTTCCGGGGTTTGTAACAGACGCTGAAGTGTATGCTGGGTCCACATATGAGTCTACATTCACAGTAGTTAAAGGTAATGAAGATGTAGTTTTTGATATAACAAGTTATGTCGAACACTTCTTATCCGCGCCAGCTCCAGAAAATAAGACACAAACATTTGTCATAGAAATAGCTTATGACAATTTGTTTGATGAAAACACTTATTTCTTAAAAAGACTAGGAAGCAGAAATCTGTCTTATATGTTTAACAGACCAAAACTTCAAGTTAAGACAAAAGATGAAAATTTTGAAATTGTTAATTTTGATAACAAAAAAAGGTTCTTAGATGTCAAAGAAGACTTTTACGTAACAAATCTTATTAATAAAAAGTTGACTTCTTTTCCTGGAGAGGATACTCATCTGCAGATGAGATACGAGGACGAAACAATAAGTGAAACGGTTTTGAGACTTCTAAGAACACCTGCAGCAGGTGATTACTTATCAATCACTAACACTTCAGGTACACTAACAACATTTGGATTTAACACTAACGGATCGACAATCGACAATGTAGTTGACGCAGCGAGAGTTGTCAATATTTCTAGTTTTACGCTAACTTCAGGAACAACATCACTTGACAGTCTTTCTACACTAATTTCAACTGCTGACTTTAACGTTAACTCAAGTGTTGATAACATTAAAAAAGAGATTAAAATATCACATTCTGAACCGACTTTAACACAGGAAAGTTTTGTAGTTAAAAATGTTGATGCCAACAACTCAATTATTTTAAAAGAAAACAAGACCAATTTTAATATTTTTGCTGCAACAATATCATCAACTACAGTAAGTGACTATAAGGGAAGCACACTATCAGGAATTAAGAAATTTACTGTTCCTGGTCCAAACGGTGCCACATTGTCTACAATAAGTAGATTTAATAGCAGCAGTAAGTTTCAAAGTGATTTAGAGAAAAATAGTAAAGTTGAAATCGACTTTAAATACTATGTTGCAAATGGTGGAAAAAAATATCTTCTTAAAAATGAAAAAGTAGATTTTCATTTGCCTGAAACTTCAGAAGAGGACTTGTTTAAGAAGCTCAGGGTTGTTTTAGATACACAGCAAAAAGAAATTAGTGCTGATGATGCTATAAAAACTTTAAAGTTTAGTTTTATTGACATGGCAAGACAATACAAATCTATCAAGGTACCTTTTGACTTAGTATCTGAAGATTTGGGTATGATAAGTTATAAAATGTATGATGTCGATACAGGAAAAACTTTATTAGAAAACGATGCATCTTTTGACGATACTTCAATGTTTTTTAATGGTAAATTTTATATAGCGAACTTACATGCATCAAAAATATATAAAGGACTCCGTGTAGGATTTGTATTTGAGTATACAGATCCCTTAACAGGCCTTAAAAAGAAAATCGAAGATAGAAAGTTGATTGTGAGGTTTAAATAATGGCACCACCTGGATCAGCATCCCTTGAAAAAGTTTTAAGAAACGATGCAAAACTTAAAAAAACCTCGTACAACAGAACAATTCAAAACAGTTCTGTTGAAAGAAATAGAAAGTCAAAGCATACTGTAAAAACTAGCGACGAAGTTAATTCACAAAATATTAATGAATTTTTTGGAAGACTAGACGGCTATGATGGCTTTTTCTCAACACAGCAACTTGAAGACCTAGACTTTTCAAAGTTTGAAAACCATGTATTTTTTGACTCTGCAGTAAGCAAAGTTCATTATGCATATGAAAAGATCTTCAATGAGTTTCCTTATGACAAGTCTGAATATGAATTCTTCCAGTATTACAAATCATTAGATGGATTTACGAAATATATTCTTGACAATAAAGTGCCGAAATCTTTAAATTACCTTAGATTTAATGGTGATAACGAAGTTTTTGTAATAGACAAGACTGGAAATATTTTAGATGACTTTAAAGGGCAAAAGAAACAAGGGCTTTTCGACTTTAATAAAAGAAAGTTCTCGTTTGATTTTTGGCTATGGGTTGATACTGATACTACAGAAAACGCTGTGCAAATAGTTTTTCAAAAAAAGAGTGAAAACAAAGGAATCACAATATTTCTAAATAACTTTAATGATACAACTAATACATGTCAATTAAACATTTTAATTAACCATGAAAACGAATATCAAAAATGTTATGCAACGATACCTGTTAATGAGTTTGTTCACATAAACACTTCAGTTTTGTCGTTAAAAGGCAAGAGACTCATTAGAATATATAAAAATGGTTTAAAGGTTCAAGCTACAAGCGAAGGGTCAATATCAAGTAACTCAAAGTTCGAACAGTCTGTCTTGACGTCTAATGTTAATATAGGAAATGGAGCTAGTCATTTATACGCCGCAGGTGGAACGCTTGATACGGGTAAAACTTCTGGGCTCAAGGGTGCCTTAGACGAATTTAGATTTTTCATAGGAAATAGAACAATAAATGACATCTATGACGAAAGTCAAAAAGAAATACATGCAAGAGGAAGTCTTCAAGTATATTACAAGTTTAATGAACCAAGTGGTGCTTTTACAAATAATCATATAACACTCGATAGCAGTGGAAATAGAGTACATGGACTTATAAGAAAAAACTCTGATAACAGTCTTTACCCAGAATCTTCTGTGTCAAGTAGTTTTAGAACAAAATTTTCTTATAACAATATAGAGATCAAAACCCCTGTCATTTATGAAAAAGAAGACTATGCACCTGTGATATTTTTAAATTATTCTTCTATTAAAGATCAACAAAATCAAATACTATTAGCAGCTGAAGAATATGACAAAGAAAACCCAAACTCATTCTTCAAATTATTTCCAAAATATATATTTGTTGATGGGTCAGACTTTGATGGTTTACCAGACATATATGCATCAAAAGAGTCAATTCAAATCAAAGGAAATGAAATTGAATTAATGGGAATAACAAAGCCTAACAATTCAACAATTTTTAATTTACTTTCAATATGGTCTAGGTTTTTTGATGGGCTTAAGTGTTATGTTGATCATATTGTTAAAATACTTAAAATTGACTATGATGATCTTAATGAGAACTCGAATCATGCTGGCGTCATATTACCTTATGCCCTTAAGCAGATCGGTATAGATTTTAAGGAGATATTTCCAAGTCCGATAATTGAAAAACTAGACAATAAAAATCTTACTTATGACAAAATGTTTAGTCCTACGTCTATAAGGCAGATTCAAAATAATTTATGGAAAAGATTTTTAATTAACTCACAAGACTTTGTTAGAAGCAAAGGAACTATAAAGGGTCTAAAGTCTGTGTTTAATTCTTTCGGACTTGAATCTGATACTTTCATCAGATTTAGAGAATTTAATTCTCAAAACAAGTTAAACATATCAGAAGGTTTCGTGAGAAGCGTTGAAAATGTCAAGTTTGTAAACTTCTTTGATGCTTATATTTCTAATTTAATTGCTACGTATGACGACACCGGCCTTCCAATAAATAGAGTTTTGCTGAATTCTAACAGAATAAACTTTCAGCCTACAGACTTAGGAGCATTCGATAAAGATTTTTCTATAGAAGCTTTTTTAAAGTTTAACAAGGACGATATTTCTTCGTTACCTAATGAACAGTCTTTATTTAGACTAGACGCAGGAGATGAGTCGACTGTTGATGTTCATCCACTTATTAATCTAGTTTTTAAGAAAAATACAAATAATAGCAACTCACCAAAAGGAAAGCTTTCGTTATATGTTAACGAAACAAATATCAATAGTCAAATAAAAGTACTAGAATTAAATGACGTTGATATTTTAACTGGAAAACTGGTATATATATGTGTTAACAAAAAGAAAAAAACAGACAACTACTCTGTTTACGATCTTATTATATCTGGGATGGACTTCGGGTCTAAAAACTGTGAGTCTCAAAAAAAGAGTTTAGTAGTAAATATTCCTAACAAGGTGCCATCGAGTTCACTAAATGTTATTAAGCTAAAAATAGGGCAGCAAAGTATATATCCTATATCTGCGAATCAATATGCCAATATGAGTTATGTAGTTGAAAACGCTTGTCATCTTGCGGGAGTTAGGGTCTGGAAAAAACATCTTTCAGATCAAGATATTAAAATTCACAAAACTGATCTTTTTTGTTATGGTTTAAAAAACGACAACATGAACCCAAGTCCTTTTAATTCCAATAACGACTTGTTATATAATATTAATTTAAAAGAAAGATTTAACACAGTAATCAATAATTTGCCCGAGATTGTTAATGGTGATAAAATAACATTGATTAATGACACATCTAAAATCAATAAAGACAATAACGTGCTATATCTCCACATACCTGACGATTTACAAAATTCTAGTCCAATAAATAGTTTTGACTATGTCAATCTGAGACAAGCTAGTAGCGTTGATTTTCCAGAAAACTATTCTAGAGTTAATATTAATTCATTTGAATCAGAAGAATTAATAACTGAACATGGTATTGTTAACAAAAGTCCGGATTTTTCTACTGAGAGCAGGTTTGTGGATTTCGAAGATGTAAGATTTACAATTGACTTTTCAATAAGTAACTTTATTAACAACGAAATGTCAAAAATGATTCAAGTCAATGACTTTTTTACAAAAACTTTAAGTAACCGTTCTTCTCTTTATGAAGACAGATATCAAAGTTTAGAAGAGTTAAAATCAGTATTTTTTAACAAACTTGAAAGCGAAATAAACATAAGACAACTTTACCAAATCTATAAATACTTTGACAACATACTTGAAGGAATTCTTGATGATGCAATACCAAGTAAGGTTCACTATAATGGGTTTAACTTTGTATATGAATCTCATATAGCTGAAAGACCTAAATATACTTACAAAAACAGCGACAGTAGATTTTCTGTTGTCGATAGAAACTTAGATTATTCTAGATATGATACAAGATATCTTAATACGACTTACTGGGATAATTCTGATATTAGAGAAGATATCTTTGTGGGCTCTTCTAACATGTTTAATAGAGACAATGCAGTCAGAGTTTTTTCAAGGAACAAATGAGGTTTAAAATTGAAAGTAATTAATATTAAGGGTTTTGAAAGTCATCTTTTCAAAGAAGGTTTTGGATACATTGTCAACTATAGCAATATTGAAAGACACTTCAATAAAAGCAAATCAAGTTTCAAGGAAGATACAAATAAGAGGATTAAAATAGGCTTTGACGTTAGAGAAGAAAATGAAAGAATACAGAAAAATATTCTTGATCAAAGATATAAAGAAGTAACAAGAGAAGATCAAAGCTATAAAATTAAACCTTTCAAGGAAGAAAAAGAAGGACAAGTTCAACTTAAGCCTTTTCAAGAGGTTTATAGAAAAAGATATGGTGAAGCTAGTAAAAACGAGTTGTTTCTTGAACTTGATAGCGTAGCATATCAGGATAGACCTAGGCTGAATATGGTTGATTTTGTATCACTTGACGAAAGTGACATTCAACGATTTATATATCCAATACAGTTTAATAGGACTAATATTCATAAAAGAGGAAATAATATTGATCATTTCAATATATTAAGCAATATTAAGTTTACTAGTATAGGAGTCGACAAAATAAGAGGTTTAAGAGGGTTTGCAACAAAAAATGGTACTAACTCTTTAGAAGAAAATGTTTCTATACAAGATTATTTTACTAAGGAAGAAAAACAATCTTTTCCATTTGAAGACAATTTATTGCCAGGTATTTTGTACAATAGATCAAAAAAAGTTGTTCTTGAGAGTATCAACTATGATTATAACCCGATTACAAAAACTACGTCTAATGTTGTAGCAAAATTTAAAAATACAACAAAAATAAGTAATGAACCAAGATTTGTTAAGTTTGAATCACAAAAAATAAAACCGTATAATGACATCGACAATCAAAAAAACAACCCAAAAATAAAGAATGACCCTCATATATTTTACGACAAGCTTTCAGATGGTAGTATGAATGACATTTTAATGCAGAACAAAAAATATTATAATGTAATAGAAGAAGAAAGAATTTATGCAGCTAGAGGAAGATCAATTGACTACTCTCTTAATAACGGACATGATTCTTTATTTTACTATGAAAGTATAGATTGATATGCCAAAAATAAGAAATAAGCCTAATTTATTTTCAAACGGTTCATACAGGAAAAAGTCGGGTATCTTAACTAGATCTTTAAAGAACATAGTAAAGAAAGAAAAGTCTTATGATAGATTTACGCTTCCAGACTACAATTTTTCAAGTGTATCTAAAAAAGTAAATATCAATCCTTATAACGACAATAATACAATAAATTTTGTATATGACAATGTTAATCCAGTCTTTTGTGTAAATGACAGATTTAAGTCAAACAACAAAGTCCTGCATTCTCCTAACGAATTTAACACTATAGACACAGTCAGTAAATTAGTTACAAGAGGTATCTGTAGTAATTTTATCTTGGAAAATCATGAAGATCTAGACACATACTCGACTCCTTTTGTTGATAATAAAAATAAAAGAACAGATCAGGAAACAACGTCTTCACATGTAATTCCTATTGACTTAGAGTTTTCTAGTGACTGTCGACTCTCCTTCAATAAGAAATCTAGCGATCCTAGTCAAGTTTCATTATTAGGTGAAAACTACAATACTCACAACGGAAACGTTGTGTTTTTTAATTTTGAAGATAAAAACTGGGAATACGTGCTAGATGTTGATAAAAACTATTTTGAAAACATTGATGAATTTCTAAAAGCGCCGATTGCCTTTAACAGCTTAGAATCAAATAAGCAGAATAAAATTTTGCAATCAAGTAATGCAACACCAATCAACACTTTTGGATTTCCTTACGAAAAAAGATTTCAAGGCATGAAAAGGCACTTTTTTCCACTCAAACATCACATAACAGACGTCTTTGTTTTAGAAGGTATTAGAGTTAATATATGCAATACATTGAAGGCAGAGTCAACTACCACAGACAATTCTTCAATTCTAAATTCACTTACTTTTTTTGTTATTAATCAAAGGTCAAACTTAAATGGAATATCATTTGAAAACTTAGAAGACAACACTAAGACAATTGAGTATTATAATACAAGTCAAATTAGCACGAAACTTATAAATCATGAAATTGGTGGTGTTTCTCCTTCGACATATAATACATACACAGTAATGACAAATACAGGTACTGTAAGTGAATCAACTCAAGTAATTACTGGATCTATAGATCAAGAAAGCATAACTTATCCAGAAAAACAGTCTTCTCAAAGAGAATTAGTTGCCTACACTAATTTTGTTAACTACTCAAGCTCTATTAATACTGATAGTGTAATAGATAAACAAAAAATTAAAAGTGATGCAAACTATTATAGCGAGACAATACAGCAGCCTTCTTTGTCTTCTAATTTTGCTGAAATTGATTTTGTTAGAAAAAGTATTGAATCATATGGCACTGTGGCAATGCCTGTATATAATGATAGATTAGAAACAATTAGTCAATTCCAGATATATCCTTCTTCTAAATTTGAGACTAGGTCGGGTTGCATTTATAGGTCAGAAAGATCATTAAGCACAGTATTTGAGCCTCAAAAAAACCTAAAGACATCTACAGATGATAATAATGTTACTTTGTCGTTTGGAAGTGAGTCCAAAAAAGAAAATGGATATGTTTTACATCCTAGCGACAACTTAATTTTAGGATTTTCTTTTGATACAAACAAAAATATAAGTCATCTCAATACTTCAAAATTAGGAAAAGACATTTCAATATTACATGACAAAGTATCTATCGAGCTAGTAGGTAGATACATGAGAAACTCAAAATACTTTTCTAATAATAGACAGAATTATAGTCTTAAAGGAACTGTTAACGTTCTAGGAAATACAGACAATATTGTTGACAGTGTTGGTATGAGTAACATTTATCTTAATAAAGGTGCATATTATGATGCAAATGTATATGTGTCTTTACCGCTGCCTATTGGTGGTGCTTTAAGTATACCTAATATTGACTCTGGCTCACTTTTTAACTCTAATAGCAAATCTTTCAACAATTATTTGAAAGTTAAAAATAGCAACGAAAAACTTGTAGACAACGACCCATCTTCAGTTGGTGGTGCTGTTTTTTACAACAGCAGCTATCTAAGCTATTTAAAGTTTGGTCAACCAAAAGACAAACTTTATTATTTTAAATCATCAGCTTACAGGAAAGACAAAAATAAAGTCTTTTTAGTCAAAAAACTATTTATGACTAACTTCTTGACTAAAAAGACTTCTACAATTACTCAAAATCCGACACGAAACTCAACAATTGACTACCCAAATCCTTTTGTCGAATAATTAGCATCGTTGTTTAAGAAAAGTAAAGGAAGATAAATGTCAGGTTTTTTAAATAAAAAAAGTAGGATTTTAGACTACAAACTCACTGAAAATGGTAGAAATCAACTAGCGTCAGGGGACATAAGGTTTAAGTATTACACTTTTTCTGATAGATCAATTGTGTACCAGAGCAAGACTGCTGTTGATGGTCAAAGAGTATCTGATTCTGAGATTTATTATCTTCCTTTTGAGACTACTACTGATCCAGGACTTCAAACCAATCCTGAGTATTTTTTGTCAAGCAAGCTCACATATGATAATCCAGTTAATAGTTTTTTTTCTGTGACTCAGGCTCAAAATCTAACAGTCGAAAATCTTGCATCTAGAAAGTTTTTAATTAACAAAACTTTAACAAACTCAAAAGGTATTTTCGAAACTAGTTTTATATTTGATGAAATAACAATAAGCACTAACTTTGATTTTTATGACAGCATTATTTCTAGAAAGTATCCAACAGTTAAAGTTTTAAATGAAAACATAGAAAACATAGCAGAAATTAAAGATGACAAGAGATTTAATGAAATATTAAAGTTTAAAAAAATGATGCCGATCAATCAAGACGGATTACCTTTAATCGAAAATAGTATTGATTTAGAAGGTAATAAAACTTCAATATTCAAGACATTCGACATCAAAAATAAAATATTAGAAACAGATTCTAGATCAGAAGTAATTTCAAAAACAATTTCAATACTCGAAAAAGAAAGTTCGACAAAGTTTCACTATTTAAGATATAAACTAGATTCTTCTACGTTGAAGTCTGATGATGTTTTTCACTTTGAAATGCATGAAGTTGTTTCTGGCAGTCTAAGAAAACTTCCGTTTATTAATCTAGGAAAAGTTTTTGATAAAAATAGAAATCGATTTATTAACGTTTTTCTTGTAGGCAAGTTTATTGTCGATAAAAATATTGAAGAAAAGTTTAATATTGAAAACAGGACAGGCGGAAGAAAAAGTATAGTTAATTATAAATTTGTAAATATGTTTACAGTTGTAGTAGAGTAGTCAATGCTAGCAAAGTCAAAAACAGGTCAGGTTTTAAAAAAAATAAAATTAAACAGCTCATTTTCTGCATCAGCGGATGGTAAGTTTTATATACCAATAGAGATGTCGAAAAATAGCTCTAGTTTTTTTAATGTAAAAAAAATACTGGTTACTTTTACACCTGTTTCTTTTACAAACACAGTTAAAAAACCTTATCATATAAAGAACAATTCAGACAACAAAAAGTCTTACAAAATCAATGATGTTGTAGATGAAAAAAATAGCAATATTTATAAAAGTATTTACGCAAAAAATATCGTTAATTCAAAAGATCAAGTTAGTTTTAAAGGAAATATTTTTAATGTTAATATTCCTGCCGCTGACGTGGATATGTTTGAAGTTGTCACTTCTACTGATTTACAAGATATTGTTGACGCAACTATAATAACAAGCGGTAAATTTAAGCCTGGTACAGATCAAATAACAAACATTAAAGAAGAATTTAATGACTTTTTCATTAGAGTATATGCGTTAAACGAAAAAAACGAAGTTGTAGACAATATTGAGACTAGATCACGTAATATTCAAAATTACATTGAAAGTGAGTCTGAGTTAAGTCAAAAAATAAAATTAAATGTTTTATCTAGTCGACTTAACGAAGTCTTAGATGGTTTTAGATTAAGACTTAGTAAGTTTAGTTTTAGTAGTTCGTCTAGCAATGAAAATATAGTATTTGTAGAAGATACCGGTACTGAGATTATGGTTAACGAACAAGCTATTCAAGAAATTGTCAATAGCGAAGAATCTGGAGGTTTGCTAGTAAATTTGAGCTTTTATTTAGTAGACAATTTAGACACCCCTAGACCGTCAGAATTGAAATTAATTTCTGTTGACACATCAAGAATATCAGATTTTCTAGAAGAAGATATATCACTTATAAGCATATTAAAAAGAAATTTTAAACTTAATTGCTTAAAAAATCAAGACTACAAAGACGTAATAACAAAGTTATACAACAGATCAATTAATGAAAACTTGAGCAAAATAAAAGTGTATTACAAAGTAGTGCTTAGTGCATCAAGTACGTTGTTTAATAGTATTAAAATTGAAGACATGACGTTAATAAAAGAAGAAAGCTTTAGTAAAGAAAATTTAACTCAAGCATTTGAAGATATTCAAAGATTCAATTTTAGTAATGACATCAAAGACAAGAAAGTTTTTGTTTTAAGCATATTAAAAGACAACAATAATGAGAGTAGTTTCTTAAACAAATTAACTTTGTCTTTTAACAATTCTTTGCATAAAAAACAAAAAGTTTTTAAAAACGCAATAAGCTTCGACTTCGTCGTTTATGACGATACAGAAACTACTGGACAAAGAAATGTGTCTGTTGAAGAGTTTTATTTTGACAAAAGCCTCTCAGAAGAAAACTCAGTTCTAATTAATTCTAACAATAAAATAGAAAGTTATAATGATAGTAATAATATTAATTTGTATTTTAATCTAGATAATATTAAAGAAGTTTTTGTTAATTTTTATAACACTCTCCAGCCTTCAACAAGTGCAAGTCCAAACGTGATAAGGGTTGGGCCTTTCAAAGCAGAAGGGGAAATTATTACAAGTGAATTTAGGCAGAGTATAAGTTCGTTTAGATTTTTAGAAAATAAGATGAAAGAAAAAATTCAAATAGTTTCACAAAAAAACACGACAAACGTGGACGATCTTTTAACTTTAATTAGTGGAGAATCAATTGATCAGACATTTGAGTTCATGTTGAAGGATTTTATTAATGATAACTTGCCAAGTATTCAAAAATTAGACTTTTTTCCTGATATGATTTTAAATACGCTTGTTAATCCTTTGAGCTCTGTCGATAGTAGGAGAGAAGTTTTAGGATCTATACTTGTAAAAATAGAAAAAACCTTATCTGTTAACAATAACATGACGCTTTTCAGCATACAACATTATTGTTTTTTAAGTGACATACCTTCTATAAGTACTGATTCGAAGACAGATTATAACATAAAAAATCAAAGCAAAACTGCTAATCTGGTAAATTTAAATATTCTTGATGTAGAAGCTACAATCAAAAGAGACTTATTGTTTGTAAAAGAAAGAAACTTTAATGGTTTATCTAGAGATTTTAATTGTAGTTTTCGAACAACATTAGAACCTATATTACTTAGTCAAAAAGTTACAAAGTGTCTAGGCTCTCCAAAGAACAAGAGTTCGGAAGAGATAAATGAAAGTAAAAGTAAGATAGTAGAAATAATTTCTAATTTAAATCCTAACTATAGCACTTCTGAGCTAACAGACGTTTTCAATCTAGGATATAAAAAGACTTTCAATTCAAACAGAGAAGATTTTGTTAGAAAAGTTTTTGGTATAACTAATCTTTCTAATAGTCAAGGAAAAATTTTGCAAGAGATATCAATTACAAAAGAAGATTTACTATAATAGGAATGCTTGGTTATAATAATACTTAGCATTATAGTTTATGAATAATCAGTTTTAAGTCTGCGATTACTTTCAAAGAGACTTAATAATCTATAAGGAAAGTTGTAAAAACAAATGCCAGTAATCAAACAAAGCACAGGGTCTTCAAGTATATTAGTTCGTTCTTCTGGTAAAAGCTCAGGACTTAAGTCTGTTAATGATAGTCCTATTAATGATCTTAACAGTCAAAAAGAAAAAGAGTATCAAATTAAACTAGACCCTATTATTTTTAAAAAAAACTTAGAGTCTAAAATACTGAGTCAGCAAAATCGAGTATTAAGAACATTCACAAAATCAAGTTTAGAAATAGAAGACTTTAGTGACTTAGAAAACGCTGTGAGTAATGTTGACAATCAACAAACAAATGAAATACAAAATCCTAACACTGTGGTTGATAGACTAACGTCATCTTTTTCGGGAAATAGAATAACCTCAACGAGTCAAGACAGCATTGATGATACAAGAATAAGTCAACTCGTTGAGGTTGTGGATTTATTGCCAGATGATACTTTTTTGTTAGATTTTACTGAAGGGGATTTTGTTGAAGGTGACTTCAGTATTGATGAGTTTTCTTTTACTAGTTTAGGAAAGTTGATCGAAAGATCAAGAAAGAGCATGCAAAATACAAATATCAAAGTTCTTTCGCATGAAATATTCAAGATAAACAAACTGTCATCTGGGGAATTTGATACAAATTTGCTTTTCTTGGACTTTAGAAGTCAAGAAAACTCAACACTACTTAATTTGAAAAACAGTGAAATAGAAATTAAAGAGTCACATTCTGACAGACTGTTTTTATACGTTGACGACTTCAAACATAACGAATTAATTCAAGAAAGTTACAATAAATCGATAAGACTTGTAAATAAAATCAATAAAACTTCAAAATTAAGTAATAGACTAGAAAACGAAATTAATTACGGAAATATAATTGAAAACTTCATAAAAGAAGGAAAAAGTGATTTTATTGGAAAAATATCAAATCAAATACTTTTAAATAGTAACAACTACAAAAAACTAACTGGAGGAGATGACGAAGTACTTTTAGACTTACAGCATAAGTCTTCAAAGTCTATATTAAGCAAGGAAAATTTAGAAATATTCTACAAAAATATCTCAGGATTTGACTACAAAGAAAAAGACGTTAGATTTAGTAATAGTGTGTCAAACTTTAAAATTGTTAATACTGATAGACTTGTAGGACAATTTATGGTAAATTATGCTGTTGGTCAAAACAGCATTTACCCAAATTCTGATGATGTGTTAAACTTAAATTATTACAGTTCAAGTATAAGAAAAAAAATAAATGGTGATGCTTTTAACAAGTACCCAATAATACAGTTTAAAGATTTAAATATTAACTCTAGGATATTTAGCAATAAAAAACTAGAGTTTTTAGCAGTTACAGGCAATACTTTAAATATTGACAAAGTATTGAAAAATATTGATGAGACGTTAGTAAACGAAAACTATGAGCCTTTAACTGTTATTAACTCTCTTTTGTTTTTTTCTGGAAGTGATATTATTGATACTGGTGAAAAATATAACGAAGGCGAAGATACTAATACAAGAGGGACAAGTTATAAAAACAGAAAAAGCTTGGCTGGTAAAAAAAGTGTTAATCGTTCCAATCAAAATGAAATAGACAATAATATATTTTCTATTAAAGCAGTAGATAAAGATCCAAATAGAGTGACAGGAGATCAGAGCTTTAGCAGCAATGAGTTTTTATTTGAGAAAATATATTTGGACGTCGATACTAAATATAATTCTAGTAATGCGTATTTATTACCTTGTTTTTTAAAGCTACCTACGAGATATTTTACAAAAAACACATCACCTAATTCTATTGAAAGACTAGAGGAAGGAAATGATGTTACACTGACTAATAGATCGATAGCAGACTTATCATCACATAATAATCGGAGCAGTATTGACAGTGAAAGTGAAATTAAGGATAAAATAAAAGAAAGTCTGTTTAGCGGTCCTTATAACTTTTCTGAAGATGTTAACACTGGTGGTAATGATGTTGGGTCATTATTAAATAATAGCAGTTTTGGGTTATCTTATATAAACGCTGTGGATTCTTTTCTTGATTTTTTAAAAGTAAAATACTCTAAATTTATAAATGGAGGAGAAAATACTTTAAATAACACAGTAAAAATTACAAGCACTAGTTCGTCAACATCTTTTGAAAGCTATTTGGATGACTATGTTATAAGAACAAAAGACAACATAAGCATAACAACTTTTAGCGACTTCGCCACAAAATTACAAAATATTCGAGATAGTGATGATGATGTTGACAATATTTCTTCTTTGTTTAATACGTCTTTAAAAGACAGAGGTAACATATATGAAAGTGATATTGAAAAAATAAAAAACGACTGTTTTGTTTTTAGTACAAGCAACAGCTTTTTAAATTCAAAAGAAATTAAAGATGTCATTTTGTCTAACTACAGTAATAAAAAAATAAAAGACTTAGGTTTAAATGATATCAAAATAAAATCAATAAAGGATGCTGACGAAAGATTTTTGAACAAAAGAAACACAACTGATAATGTTTTAAGTGTCTTTAGTGAAAAAAATAATGTTGCACATTTAACTTTAAAAATATCAAACGTTATTAATTTAATAAGAAAAAAACGTTCAGACAATAAGATATTTCAATCTATATTTGACAAGGTAAAATCTAAAATAGTTCAACAAGACAACTTTACTCTTCTTTATGATACATTTAAAGAAAATTGTATTGATACTTTTGAAGAAAGCCCTTTTATAACAAGTAAAGGATTTTATAAGAACAACTTCGTTGAAGAATTTAACTCAGAAAATAAAAATACGACAAAGTTAGTTATTGACAAAGACAATGACATTGAAGACAATAAGCTTTTTACTTCAAAAGAGTTTAGAAAATATTTGTCCAAAATTTATACAAAGTCTTTTGTTAGAAGTAAATCAACTTTATTAAACAGGATATTAAGCGACAATATTGACATGTTTGAATTAGAAAGCGATTATCCTCGTAGCTTTTCAAACATATCTAATTATTTTGGATTTGATGTTTTATTAGCAAAATCACTCTCTGGTATAAATAGAAACAATGCAAACGAAGTTAAAGATGTTTGTAAGATTATACTAGCTAATTCAATCATTAAATCATGTGGAATAGATAGTCAAATAAAGTCTGTATATAAATTGCCATCTTCTCGTTTTGGAGGAAAATCAAGTAGTAAAACATTAAACAAAGACATTAGTGATGATTTAAGAAAAATTTTTGGTGAAGAAATTATTAACAACTTTGTTAACGTGATATTCAATAAAGAAAACATTTACAGCATGAACAACAAGATCATCAGATCAGTTCATACTAACAGTATGAATAATATTAAATCTTTTAATTTAACTTCTGTAGATGCTATTAATGGTTTAAGTCTAGATTATGTAGACGGAAATATGTGTGAGTTAGTTTTTCCTGGACATTATGTAGTCAAAGAATTTGGAAAAAAAGAAGATGCAATTAAATCTGTGTCTGGCAGTGCTATAAGAAAATCTTCGACTATAAATGACAACTTCTTTAGTAGTCAAGCCAACATAAACAATAAAAAAAGAGAGTTAAGAGAAAACCTGTACCAGGCTAGTTCTAACATGTCATACAACTACGATGTTTTTATCAATGAAGAAGAAACAGGTACTGTTTTTTACGAAAAAAGCGAAGAAGACTCATCTTACTCAAAAAAAGGCTTTAACTTTGCAAAAGATGAAATAAACAAAGGCATTGATTTAAAAATAACGTATAATTTGTTTAAAAGAGTATTAAAAAGTGATATTAGAGGTTTGAACAATGATGGCTTAGGAAAGCTTGTAGTCCCATACCGCAACTCATTTGTCTATATACCTATGAGTTATTTTTATCTTTCAACAAAAAGAAATACCTTTTCTAGAAAAATAACAGATATCTGTACAGACTTGTTATCTGTTTTTGATATAAAATATGACAATATAAACAACGTTGAAGAAGTATTTAAATTCATAGATAACAATACTTATTTGACAAGAATAACTCAAGATATTCTTGAAGTTTTTTCTATCATATACTTACAAAGTTTTGAAAGTTACAATACGTATACAGAAGAAAAAATAAGACTAGAGTCTATAAATAAAGACATGTCTATTGACGAGTTCAGGTTTTTTGTTAAAGACTACAATATTTTGAATTCTAGCATAGAAAATCGTTCTTTTGTAGTTAGTGATATAAAGTCAATACTTAGTCAAAATTCTGAACAGTTGGAAAATCCAGAATATCAAACTAGCGATATTATTTTACAAAACTCTCCTGCGGTTATCAATAGGGATGTTATACACACAAAAAGATTCTTTGAATTACAAGTAGTAAATAAAATACTGCAAAACAGCGATATATCTGAATCTTTGTGTTTGGATATTATACATGGTTATTTTGCAAATCTAGAGTCGAATAAAATTCTAGAGATAGAAAACAAAAAAGAGCTCGAAAAAAACATAGAAGAAATTAGCAAAACAATAAATAGTATTCAAGGAATAAGCTCAATTAATATACAAGACCATATATTTGACGAGTTCTATCAGAACAAGTTATCTAAGGATATTCAAGAAATAATGTTTTATAAAAATATTTTTAACGAAACGTTTATAAGAAACAACCTTTATAATAGTAATAGACAAAAATATGAAAACGAAAACATGTTTAATCATAGAAAGCTTTTTTATAATAATAGCTACAACAGAGGACTTCAAAGTTTAAACTTAATAGGAAATTATTCAAGTAGTGAAGTGAATAGTTTACTAGACATATTAAAAATACCAATAGATTTTAAAATTGCAAACAAAATCGGTACAAGAGGTTTTTTGAAGATAAATATTCAACCTGTTAATTTAAAATATCCTGAAATTGAATACAAGTCTATCTCAAAGTATTATACTCCAATGTTAACAGGATTGACAAGTAATTTTATGTCTAGTTTATCTAGTAACTTTTTTGACTTTTGCGGAATATACAATGATACACAAAAAATATCTGAGAGGTATAATGTTGTGTCTAAGGATATCGCAATATCAGAAGTTAAAAATCTTTTAAGTGATATTTTTAGTCTAGCCGCTGAAGAGGGTCGAGTAGTTTTAAACGCAAATACTAGCTTGTTATCTTCAAGTGTTTATGATGACAATATTATTTCTTCTGCTATAAGCCATCTAGACTTTATCACACAGTCTCCTTTAAACGAGAACATTAAATTAAACGGAGAAAAATTAGACAATTTAATAAATAAAGAAACAATCAGCTTATTAAATTCAGTTGATATTGAAAGCTTGAAAAATGCTATAGGAAAAATTGATGAAAATATTTTAAGTGATGACTTTGTTGAAAATGACAAAGAATACACTCAAACGCTAGGAAATAGTAAAGTTTTAAAAAATAATGAATTTTATCATAAGTTTATAAAAGACTTAGACAGAGACATGTCACAACAAGATCTTATTTTAGCTATGATACCAAACAACATATATGATGTTTTTAACATAGTAGTTAACAGAGACCTAATTAGTATAGACACAGGATCGAGCAGCAACGAAATAATCGATATGGGACTAGGTTCTTTTAATAGTCCCGTTGGATCTCTTAATAAAAGCCTGTGCATAAGTTATTACATAAGCTTTGAGGTACTTTAATATGATTTTAGATAATGTAAGTGACGTCATTGTATCAATAGCAGACAAGTTTGATTCTAGGGAGATAGAGTGCAAGTTTGATTTCATATACAACAGTTATGATGACAAAGAATCTATAATAGATGATAACATTATAACTAACAGAGAAACAAACTACAGTAAAAACAGATTCATAAGAATTAATTTAGAACATCCTAAAAGTATAGGAATCACTTCAGAAGCAAATATCTTTGAAGAGATATTTGCTTCTTTTTTGTCTGATTTATCTAATAGAAATTTATATGAAGAAGATAGAAGTTTTTTTAATAGAATCGATATGCTTTCTCCTTCGAAAATATCTTTAATACAGGATCATAAAATAAATGACTTAAAATCTTTTTTCAAGATATATTCAGGAAAAAACTCAGACTTTGACGAAAATGACTTTAGAGGTTTAGATAAGTCTAAAAAAGTAAGTTTTGAAATGGATATGCTATATGAGACTGCGTATGGAAATAAAGAGTATGTTGAAGTTTTCAACTCAGAAAACATAAAAAATTACCAACAACTTATCAACAGTGAAGAAGTTTATAACGCAAGAAAAAACAAAAAAGACTCTGTTGAAAAATTTAAGTCTGGAGTATTACTTCCTAATTTAAAACCTATTTCTAAGTCTATTAATTTTGGTGATGTACAAGATTATATTGACAAAAATGCAGTTTTTTGTGGTTTGTATGTTGAAAAGTTTTGTAAAGAAGATGACATTTATAATTTTAAGTGTGCTAAGTTTGTACCAAGAGATAGTAAGTCTAAAAGTATTTTCAATGAAACTTTAGAAGACGAAGCTATTAAATACGGGGAGACGTATAGATATGTTTGTCACTACGTCTATCATTTTATGTGTTTAAGTGAAGAAAACAGATTTATGTTAGATCATTTTCTATTATGCACCGAACCATATATCAGTAATGATTTAATTTGTAAGGAATTTAATCCGCCTCCTCCTCCAACAGGCATCTCAGCTGAATATGATAAGCTCGTCGACAAGCTTTTTTTAAAATGGCGTCATCCTACAGACTATGAGAATGATGTCAAAGGATACCAAATATTAAAAAGGAAAAGCCTTGAAGAGCCTTTTGTATTAACACGCCAGCTTGAAGGTCACCTTCAAACAGATGCGTATGAATTAATAGAATTGGTCTCTGCTAACAATATAGACAAAACACCTGGATATATACCAGACTTCTTCGAAGATAAAACGTACAATAAAAACATACTTTGTATCTATACAGTTAGATCTATTGATGCACATGGCATGGTATCAAATTACAGTGAACAAATAGCTATATATTATGATTTTCTTAGAGATGAACTCATAGTTGACTCTGTTGCATCTCATGGTGCAAGAGTAGGTTATCCTAACGAAACTATTAGAAATAAGTCTATGTTTTTTGAAAACAAAGTTGATGTTGTAGACAATATGCCTATTGTTAAAAATCCTAAAAAAATAAGTGTATACATAACACCTGATTATGGTTCAGTTTTGTCAAGTAGCGAAGATGAAAAACTATTCCCACAAGAAAAAAATGTAGAGTACCAGTTTACTTTTAGTAATCTAAATAGCTTAGTTTATCGAAGTGATAAATTTACTATTAGTAATTTTGGTTAAACTTTATCACTATATAAATATAATTAAATAAAAGGAGAAAGCTAAATGGGTTTTTTAAATCATGCGACTAACAATATTATTATTGATGCAGTTTTAACTGATAAGGGTCGTGAGTTACTTTCAAGAAATGACGGATCTTTCAACATTACAAAATTTAAATTAGGAGACGACGAAGTCGATTACTCGATTATCGAGCAGTACGGTATTGCTCTAGGCAAAGAAAAAATAGAGAAGAATACACCTATTTTTGAAGCTATTACAAATGAGAATCTTGCAATCAAGTATCCACTAATCACACTTTCAAATGATACAACCCGAGTATTAGCATATCCTGATGTTGTTTTGGATGGTACTACGTCTCCTGTGCAGCTTTCATCTTTATCTTCTTCTTCTGAAGCATTTAAAAGGGTAACAATTAGAGTCAAAACAACAATCAATCAAGATGAAGATTTTGATCTCAATAATGCTAAAATTGTTGACGATTTCTTTAAAGTAAGAGTCTTTAATAAGCTATTATCAGTTAATAATGCTAAAGGTTTAACTTCAATTAAAAATGATATTGCAACATACAACGTTGGGTTGTCTAAAACTTCAAGTAATGAGTTTAACGGCCAAGTTTCAGCTGAAATTGTTATATCGTCAATTGACGTCACTACAGACTCTAGTTTTAAATACTATTCTTTAGAAGCTGACAGGACAACAATAAGAACACAAGTAGAAATTATTGGTAATAGAACTAATGCAACGCTTATTGTTCCTGTGACAATTTCCAGCAATAAACTAACTTAATATAAGGTAATCAATTAATGAGTGATTTACAAAACGCAATATTCCCAATTAGAGATCAAGATGTTGTTAGAAATACGTCTAGAGTTAAGCAATTAGTAGACATACTACAAGTAGACATAGCTAGTGTATCAGGAGAATCTTCTCAAACTCCTCAGACAGATACAAAGACAAGAAAAAAATATGAAGTCTTTGTAACAGGAGGACTTGATCCAAATACTTCAGCAGTTACTAGCTCTCTTTTTCAAACAGTTTTTGATCAAGATCATGAGACACAAACTGCTAACGAACTTCTAGACATTACGATTGGTTGCTTTTCAGAAAGTACAGCAGTTACAAATGCTTTAGACTTAACGAAGGGTCTAGAAGATGAAAATGGCAATCCAACAGGAATCGATGCACATGGAAAGAAAATATTCAAAAATAGCGTATTGATGATGAGAGAGAAGATCAACGTATATAAACAATATGCGCAGTATCTTCTCGGAGATTCAGAAAATTACTTTACGGCGCCGTATGAGTCTTCTTTTGTAGATGTAGAGTCTGGTACTAGTAATTTGTCTTATGATGAGAGAATTGATGAAGCATTGTTTGTTAATATTAAAAGACTCTTTACACGAGACGCGATTGTAAAAGATGAGTTTGTAATAAAGTTATTCGAACATGCAAATGACACATCCACGGGGCCAAACATAGGAATCAATACAAATGATGCAACAGCGTTATTATTATCTGATAGTGGGGCTAGTACTGCACTTAGAGTAACAGGTTCTGGTGGGAGTATTGGTACGCTTAAAAGGTCAGGTTCGTCAGGCGATGATGGAAATGTAGGATTAATTTTCTACGAAAAAGGTGTAATTGTATTAGACGCAAAAAAGATATTTGACGTTGATCAAAACATTTCCGGATCTATTTCTGCTGTATCTTCAAATACCGACTCTACGACTATTGCTGATTCTTTTAATTCCGGGACACTTACATTTAGTGGTAGTTTTATTCCTAACTTCTGGGTTTCTGGCTCAATTGATGATATCGTAGATCACGTCTGTACTACAAGATTTGGAAGAACAAATGCAACTGCTGCTGGATTTTTAAATCATACATTCATTAACTCTTCTGTTTACATTTGCAGAGTAGCACCGAGCCAAGCAAATTATTCTAGAAACCCGTCTTACAGAAAAGACGATGGTACACTTAGATTTATAGAAGACCCAGATGATCTAGGCGGGAGCAATCCTTTCGCTTATATTACTACAGTAGGTCTTTATGATTCAAACAATAACTTATTAGCTGTGGCTAAGACATCTAGACCCATTGAGAAAAATACTGAGACTGATTTATCAGTTAGTGTAAGAATAGATTACTAGCTTGGAAAAAAAATGACTCTTAATATTATCAATAGAAACATGAAAGTTCATACAAAAGTTGAACTTGAACCGGAAATCAACTACGTTTCAGCATCAAACGATAGTTTTCTTGATAGACTTGAAATAGATAGTATTGGAGAGCACGGATTTAGAAACTCTAAAGCTATTAGTCTAGGATCGTTAGGTAAAGAAAAAGTTTTCAACGTCAATGCAACAATCTACAAATCTTTTAAGCACTCACTAGAC